TTAAATTAATACATCAATCTCAACACCAGACTTGAACTCAATAGTTAGATTATCATCGAAGACCGTTACTTTCTCAATAAGTTTCCTTACCAGCTGCTCATCATATACCTTCAGCCGGTTGGACTGCTCACTCAAGAATTCTGTCATCTCAGCAATCCTCTGCCTTCTTCCTTCACGCTCTGCATTTTCAACCAGTGCATTTTGCCTTAGTTCCCGTAAGCGATATATCTCATCAGCCACTTCGTTATAATCATTCTTGGATTTTGCTTGTTTAAGAAGCTCCTGCTGCAAGTCATTCAATTTTACATCAACGTCATCGGTAGCATTATCGCTTTCCGCATTAAGCACGGTAGCTATATTATCTTGCAACGACTGGAGGAAAGATTCTTTGTTGCCTAGAAGTTCATTGATAGCTTTTATAACCGCAGTCTGCAAAGTTTCTTCATTTATTGTAGGGGAAGTGCAGTCAGATTCCTTTTCTTCCAGGCGGCTGACACATCGCCATACGATAGACTTATAACCTCGATTGTTCCAATGTACCCTGCGATAAATGTCACCGCACTGTCCGCAGTAGACGGTGCTTGATAAAGCATACTTGCTGCTGTAGACCCGTTTTTTACCACCCTTGCCGCTTTGGATGCTTGCCCTGCGTACCATTTCTTCCTGAACCTGCATATAAAGGTCACGGGGGATAATAGGCTCGTGGCTGTTTTCCACATAATATTGTGGAACTATTCCGTTATTCTTGACCCGCTTTTTGGAAAGGAAGTCCACTGTATAAGTCTTTTGTAAAAGGGCATCTCCGATGTACTTTTCGTTCTGCAGTATCTTTTTTAGTGTTTCAGGTCTCCATTTTGCTTTGCTTGCCGCTGTAAGGATACCGTCTGACTCCAATCCTCTTGCTATCTGCAAAAGGCTTGCTCCCTCAAGGTACTCTCTGAAAATTCGTTTGACAATCTCTGCTCCCTCTGGGTCAATAACCAGTTGCTTGTTTTCATTTTTCGTGTATCCGAGGAAACGGTTGTGGTTGACTTGGATTTCACCTTGTTGGTAACGGTACTGAATGCCCATCTTAACATTCTGGCTTAAGGATTGACTCTCCTGTTGGGCAAGGGATGCCATAATGGTCAGCATAACTTCACCCTTGGAATCCATCGTGTTGATGTTCTCTTTCTCAAAGAATACAGCGATGTTCTTATCCTTTAGCTGACGGATATATTTTAGACAGTCCAGAGTGTTTCTGGCAAATCGACTGATGGACTTTGTAATGATCATGTCAACATTTCCATCCATGCACTCATCAATCATGCGGTTGAATTCTTCACGCTTTTTGGTGTTTGTACCCGTAATTCCATCATCCGCAAAAATACCTGCCAGTTCCCATTCTGGGTTCTTTTGAATAAAATTTGTATAGTGTTCAATCTGAATATCATAACTTGTGGCCTGCTCATCACTATCCGTTGAAACACGGCAGTAAGCAGCCACTCGTATTTTAGGTTTGCTTTCACCGTTTTTATTGTTTCCGACTCTCTTAATTGCCGGAATCACCGTTACATTCTTACTTACCGCCATCTGCTACACCTCACTTTCTATTAAGCTGTATGCATATTCTGCCTGCTTGAATGGATTATCATATTTCTGCACCTGTGGCTTTGCTTTGAACTTCACCGCATAATCTATTTCCGGCATATCCTTAGGCTCCCGTATCCTCCCAAGCATTTCTGCTCGTCTTTGCTTTTCTGCACTAGCTTTCTCAAAGGTTTCCGCATCGACAATAGGAGGATAAAACTCATCACCAAGGTAATGCTTGTTCTGTAAGATCTTGCCTGCGGTAGCATGGTAGCAATTTATCCCGGCTTTTTTTGCCGCATCCTTCAAGGAAAGTCCAGATAAGTACCCGGTATATAACTCCATTATTTGAACTGCTGCCGTTTCATCAACCACGGCCTTTCCGTTTTTAATTCTATATCCATAGGGTGTATGTCCCATCTAATTCACCAGCCTTTCTCTCAGAGTAATTCCACATTTTAATTCAAAACCAATCTCATCCCGTGAATAAGCAATAATTCGTTCCACATAGTTTTCAAATAACTCGTCCTCATAAGCTGTCAGCATTTTAGACTTTGCCGTAAACTTTAATAGAAGGTTGACTTCCTCCACCTTTACAAGATTACCGTTTACCGAATGAGAAATCCGCTCCTTATCGGTTCGAAGTCTTGCATCCTCAGCTGCCAGTGAATTCTTTTCTTTATTAAATAGAGCAGGATCCAGATACCCCTTTGTCATTAGACCCATCAGCATCTGACTCTGCTCCACGTTGTTTTCAATCTTAGTTTCCAGTTCTTGTATTTTGTGAAAACTCTCTGTGTTGTTCTGACTGCGTAGCCCATCTAGCAAGGGTCTCAAAATGAACTTTTGACCGAAAATCAGTTTATTCATCATCGTAACAAATGCCGTTTTTATATCATCGTCTCGTATAAACAGCATGGAACATTCCGTTACCTGCTTTAGGTGTTTATTGCAGCACCATGCAATGTATTTTCTTGTTCCATCTGAATGTATCCGCCTTTTAAAGGTACTACCACACTCCGAGCAGATGATTTTCCCAGAAAAAGAATAGCGGTTTTGATATTTTCCATTGCGTTTTTCGATGCCTTTTTCTTTTGCTCTCTGATTGATAATTGCATCAACGGCTTCAAAATCCTCATGGCTGACAATTGCCTCATGGTGGTTTTCTACCATATACATATCTTTTTCACCATAATTGGTATGCCTGTTAAAATGACTATCGGTATAGGTCTTTTGAAAAATAATATCGCCCGTGTACTTCTCATTGGACAAAATTGCTCGGACGGTGGTTGCAGTCCATCGACCACCTTTTTTAGTAGGAACACTATGATTATTGAGATCATCCGCAATTTTCTGAGTACCCTTACCCGATAACACTTCAGCAAAAATAAGCTTCACAACTTCTGCTTGCTTTGGATTCACCACCATTTGACCGCTTATGTTTCATAGCCGTATGGGGGATATGCAACCTTGAAGGTTCCATTTTGAAAGCGTCTTTGAATTGACCACTTGTTATTTTCTGAAATGGAAATCGACTCACTTTCTGCAAGTCCGCTTAAAATGGAGAGCATCAACTCGCTTTCCATCGATTGTGTATTAATGTTTTCTTTTTCAAAATAGATGTAAACACCAAGGTCTACCAGTTTGCGAACCATTTCCAGACAGTCTGTAGTATTTCTGGCAAATCGGCTGATGGACTTTGTGATAATCAAGTCAATTTTCCTATTTTCACTGTCCGATATCATTCTAAGCAATTCGGTCCGGTTTTCCTTTTTCGTACCGCTGATACCCTCATCATAATATAATCCTGCATATTCCCATTCTGGGTTTGCCTTAATGTGGGTCTCGTAGTGAGTCTTTTGAGCCTGCAAGCTAACAAGCTGTTCATCACTGTCTGTAGAAACGCGGCAGTAGGCAGCTACTCGTAACTTTGGCTTCATAAATGATTCGACCTTGTCATTTTCTATTTTCGTTATCTTTTTCATCCTCTCACCTCCTCTTCGGTAGGTCACATGTTACCTCTAAAACCTTTATATATCAACGATTTTAAGGCATTATCTCTGCCAAAACAGGAGAGAAAGTTTGACGATTTAGTGCGGTTATTTTGTCAAATTCAGCCACTGTAATTAAGCCTTTTTCAAGCATCTTTTTCAGCAGTTTTTCTGCCCGGATATAATCAAACTCACGCTGTATCTGCTCCTGTGATACTTTCTTTGGTTCAAGTCTGTTTTCTATGATTTCATCCGTAATCTTTGTAACTTTCTTATTCTCATAATGATTCATATCGCATAACCTCCTACCTATTAGCCGTGGGAACAGGCCGAAGTTGAGGTTTTGTAAGAATTAATTTGAATCAGAGCATAAAAAAAGAGCCTGTAGGAGCGATAAAACTCCCACAGGCAATTTTCTATTCATTAATCATATTTAATAAAAGCATCTTTAAATCCAGAGGCTTTTGCCCTTGCAAGCTGTGCCTCAGCATTGGCTTTAACTGAGAAAGCACCGATTTGCACATGATATAGTTTAGTTTGTGGTGTCACAGAACTTGCGCTGTTTTCTTCCTCCAATTGCTTCTTTACATCGGTTCTAAGGGTATCCATCGACTTACCGTGCTTGGGGAACCAGTGCATAACATCAGCATGGTTACTTGCGATGCCCAGTTTATGCCCCTCACTGTGACAGATGATATCCTTCTCACTTAATCCATAGAGTTTGCAAAGATATACACAAAGCTCGACAGCTTCCTTATAAACAGCAGAAAAATACGAGGTATCGGTCAGACCGTCCTCGCAGATTTCAAATCCGATATGGGTATCATTGACCGAGCCTTTCGAGCCGGAACCGCCATGCCAGCCACGATGGTTCCACGGTAGCGTCTGATAGGTGGCAATCGAGCCGTCAGCCAGTTTGCCAATAAAGCCGTGGACACAAACCTGTCTACCGCCGGGCTTATCTTGATTCCAATGATTGTTGTACTGGTTCTTTCCGAGCAAGCCGTCATCCGGGCCAACATAGCGCTTCAGCCATGGGTTATTTGCCCCGGTGGAGTGTACCATTATGGCTTTAGGAATTATCGTTTTACCTGATTTGAAGCAGGCATTATTCGTTAGTATTAACTTGCGTAAGTTCATTATAATCACCTCAAATTCAAATATAGGTTGTCGCAAGATTGACAGGGTATAGGTGGTAGGTAAACTTCAAGTCGCAGTAAGCACTCGCCGATGTGCCATCACTTCCCATACTGATATACAGCCCATAACCAGAAGGCACTCGGCTTTGACGCATTTGAATATGAACATGCAACCCAGCGTTTGAACTATCAGCACCGATAGGTGTGCTGCGTGAGATTCTGGTAAAGTTCACTTCATCGTTTGAGATATATAAGTCTAGTTCTTTTTCACTTGTATCCGATTGACGGCAAAGGGTAATCAAATGACAATCATAAGCCGTCGGATAAAGCAATCCGCCCTGCCCGTCTATAACCACGCTATCAATGGGCAATAAGGTGTGAAAAGGTCCTCGAACACTATTAATACCGCCCCCGCCGGTAGCATTACCGCTCAAGACATATCTCAAATAGCTTGCTCTGGTGAATGCGTTGATAGTAGCTGTTGCGATCGAGGTAAGGGTCAATGTTGTTGTCGCATTTTCTGCTCTTTCCAATAAGAATAGACTCTCACCAGAAGGAATGGTAACATCACCAATGGAGAAAATTTGACTCGTCCAATAGGCTGTGCAAGCCGGGTTTGGTGATGTTCCTAACCCATAAGCAATGTTCATTTCATCTTCGATGCCTCTTATAGCTTCGGCAAGTTTCTTGACTGTATTGCGAAGCGTGTCTTGGATTAGCACCTGCACATTGCTTGAGGCTGGACTACCCAAAGATGTAACGAAGGTATATGCTACTGTGCCGATTACTACATTGTTGCCATTCGTTATGCCACTAAATGTGATGGACGCTCTTCGGCTTATCATATCCGGCGCGGTAGCTGTTTCTATCGGATGCGAATGGTTCAGGAGAACCCCAGTCCGCATATAAAGATTGTCACGCGTATCCTCGACCAAGTCGTGTGTAGTGTTTAGCAAGTTATAAGTGAGATTTAGCAGATTATTTATCTCATCAATATCCAGTTCAGCTAAGGCAGAAAGCACTTGATTAAGCCATTCCTGAGCGGGCGGCTCGGGTGGTTCAGCTATACCATCTGCAAGAGCCTCCTCGACGATGGTTAGAATTTGAACGCTTTTCCCGACAACGTCACCATAAGTAACCCTTATCTCCAGGCGACCGACACCGACGATCAGTGTGTCCGTTGCGCTGGGGGACCATGTAAGGACTTCATCAGCGTAGGTTGTGATCACTGGATAGGCAATTCCATCAGGTCTTTTGTATATTGCATTTAAGGCGGCACCGGGATACGTGTCATCCAATAAACTAGAAACGTCAAACTCAAGATGGCGAAAGTAGTGTTCGCCGCGTCTGCCGATGAACACCGTTGCTGCTTTTGTTAAATCAATCATATTCCATCACCTGGCTTACGGGGATCATCATCACGCCCATGTAGCTGCTTTAAAACCTCCTCGAGTTTTTCAGGTATGGGCAGCCCGATATGGCTTGCATTTTCCAAAATGGAAATGCCTTCATTGCTCAAGTAGAAGAAAATTACTGCAGTCCGAAGGACACCACCAGTGTCCCCAACGTTACCCAGTATCTGCGTATCAAGAATATGGGCTACACCCACCAAGGCAAAAATAAGCACCTTTTTGAAGATACCTCTCGCACCGATTTCGCTGGACAGCTTTTTATCAATAATGGCACAGAGCACTCCAGTCACATAATCAATGGCCACAAATGCTATGAGTGCATAAAGAAATCCATCCAGCCCACCGAGAAACCATCCGAGAAATGCACCGATAGCTGCAAGCGCCAATTGTATCCAATTCCAAATCTCTTTCATCTGATATACCTCCATAATTTTGTGTATAGAAAAGCGCTCCCGCATATTACGAGAGCGCTATGGTTGTATTGTGTCTAAAGCATCAATAACAGGTCTTGAATCTGTTGCATCACGTCCGCTTTTGGCCGCCCTGTTCCGATGGGCAGCCATGTTATAGGCGGGATATCAAAGGTCATCGAGGAATCAAAGCTGTTGACTGTTGTGATGACCGGCTCGATAGCTTTTCGAAGCTCCGTGATATGGAACGGCCAGTTTTTAACTGTGGTCTTTCCAGCAACAATTTCCTCACTCCAAGTCACAGGTGACAGGTTGTAATAGCTTCGCACCTTGTTTACAGCGTTTCGGAGCGTTTGGATATGAGTTGCCTTGACATGCGTTTCGTTCACAGTGATCGTTTCAAATGGTGGTGGAAGTACCGTAAAAGCACGTACAACCTCCGGGCTAGACGACTCGATATCGCTATCAAGGCAGCGTAGGGTTACAGTATGGTTTCCTGTAGCCAACGTTGCCGCTTGGTACACCGTTTTTGCGCCGTTGCTGAGATAACCACTTGTGGAAAACATCTCAGGATTGTCCACGCTGTTAATCCATACACCTGCGTCAATCTTCACTTCCATAATCTGCGTCTGACCGTCTGGTTCGACACCCGTTGTAATCATGAAACGCGGGGTGGTATTATAACTGGAACTGCTAGATATCGGGCAGACGATTACCGGGGCAGTTGGCGGACTGTTTTTCTTTACTGTGCCGCTGACTACATAGGCAGAGACTGCATCCAATGTATCTGTTACGCTGATACGGTAACGGGTATACATTCCGGCTATCTGAGATGCGTTCGCTGTAAATGTCCCCGAAGGGGCACTTGAAACGATGATTGTCAGAGCCTCATACGCCGACCAGTTAGTCCCGTCCGTTGAAGTTGAGCGCTGAATGACATACTGCTTGATAGCGCTGGTTCCGGGTATCGTTCCGCTCCATGTAAGAGTTACAGTGCTTGATTCGTAAATAACAGGAGCGGCGTTAAAGGAAGAAGGTGGCGTAGGCAGTGTATTTCTGCGGACAGTGTTGCTGGAAACAGTCCAGTCGGAGTAGAAACTCTCCCCGGCGGCACCACGTGTTCTGATCCGGAATTGGCGATAATACCCGCGCGCACCTGAAGGACTCACGCTTAAGATACTGCTTGTTGCAGAAGTGATTACCGTGGTCAGTGCCGTCCACGCTCCCCAGTTACTGTCATCTGCCGAATCACTATACTGTATCTCATAGGATGTGATGGCATTGCCTGCACCGTCGGATGCACCACTCCATGAGAGAGAGATGTTTCCTTCAGCTAAGGTTACACTTACCGAGCAAGCCGTAGGTGCTCCACAAGCTGTGATGTTACAATAGATACTGTTACTGATCTTCTCCACCGAGTAAACATCAAATGTATCAATTGTCCAGATGCCAAATTGAGTATATGTTCCAGGAGTTCTCGATACAGTTGGGTTATAACTGCCTCCGCTTGCCGCCAGTATTAGCGTGGTCAGCACGTTCCATGAACTCCATGTGCTGTTATCCGTGGATGTGCGTCTGGCAATCTGGTATCCCTTGACCGGGCTGGTACCGCTTGATGCTCCGCTCCAAGTCAGCGTAATGGTCTCATCGCTATATGCTGCGGGAGATGCAACAGCCGTCGTTGCTGGCTTTGGTGCTGTATTTCTTCGGACGGAGTTCGTTGATACTTTCCATCCGGAATAATAGCTTGCCCCTGCTGTACCACGTGTGCGCACTTGAAATCTTCGGTAATTGCCTCTTATGGACGGCGGCGATGTAGCCACACTGCCGCTGGTGGCTGTGGTTGAAACTGTAGTCAGTGCTGTCCATGCTCCCCAAGTGAAGTTGTCGGTAGATTCGCTGTATTGGATCTCATAGCTAGAAATCGTGTTACTTATACCGCCGGATGCTCCGCTCCATGAAAGGGTAATCCCGCCTTCTGAGAGAATGGGATTGACCGAACAAGAGGTCGGCGCTCCGCAGACTGTGGTAAGAAGCGCTGAACTTAACACCGTGTAGCTTGAATTGTCGATTACGCCTGAAGAAAGCGTCAGCCTCCCATCCGACACCACTCGAAAGCGTACGCCCTGCGTAGTGTTCCCTGTAGTGGAAGGACAGGTCACCGAAACATATCTAAGTCTCGGTGTTGTTCCGTCCCAGTTATCGCCGTCTACCGTCTTAATACGCACCTGTGAGGAAGAGCCGTTTACGGTCATGGTACAAAGCAGGGCATAACCGTTGTGGATGAAGGAACCTGATGAACCTAATGCAGCGGATATGGTGAAGTTATAGGTCATCTGATTATTATTTGGCCGGCTTTTAGTATATGTGATAGTGTAAAAAACAGACGGGCCAGTGCCCGCCTGCAGAGTTATACCACTAATATCCGCCATTGTCATTCACCTCCTATTCGTAGACTGCCGATACCAACGAGTTCACCAAACCGCAAAGACTGGTATTCATACGGGTATCCATGATGTTATTTGAAACTATTGATGTGGCTGCCGTCGGTACAAGCACGTCTGCGATTCCGAGTTCATAGATGTCGCTGGTTCTTGTCAATGTCGGAGCCACAGGCGTTGCAGCGGGGGTTCCGTCAACAACGGCAATCTGAATGCTTCGGCTGATCTGACTTAATCGGACCACAATCCGGTCAATACGGGGATTGCTTCCATTTGCCGTTGAAAGAGGCCTGTTTAAGGCATCCGTATTCTCATAACGGTATCCGTTAATCCACGCGCTTCCTGCCGCCACATTCACAGCCAAACCGATTGATGGTGATACTTGTAGGTTTGTGGCTGCCATATAAAATACTCCATTCGAGACAAGACTTCCGAAATATGCTGAGAAGTCAATCGCGTCATAGACTCTGTCTCCGTCCGAGGAGTTAAAAAAGCCGCTTTTCTCCATATTGCTTTCCTCCCTTTAAGCTCTCGCGTAAGAGCAAGATATAAGGTAAAAACCCGTAGGCAGTGTGGAACCAGCTGCGTTCGCCACCACACCGCTTGTGTTGATTGTAATCGGCATATTGGTACCGCTGCCCCCAACCGCAATCGCCACAGAGCGTACCGTCGAGTACGGGTAAAAGTTCGCGTTTGTTATTGTTAGAATCGTGCCGCCAGAGGCGACTCCCGAAGCACCAACGTTGACCTGCATTCCGATTGAAACGATGCCCTTATTCACAAATGACATATTCGCACCCATTGTCACGCCACTTCCAAGCGAGTAGGTGAGTGAGGTGTTGGCTTCCTGGGCGATCTTCGCAGTAGTCACAGCGCCATTTGCAATCCTCGCCGTGGTTATTGGTTCATTATTGATGTTGAGCCAGTTCGCTTGACCAGACGGATTATTGAACACGAAAACTGAAATTACATAGAATGTCATAGTGTTACGGGATATAAAGAAACCCATCGCCCTCTGATAATCGTTTCCCGTGTTGTCTCCGCTGTGCTTTATCAGAAATACATGCCCATCGTCACTTGGTTGGTCACTGAACTTGCTACCGCTCCACGAGGTGAAGTAAAACGCATCTCCCGGCACCATGTTGTGTAAGGCGTATTGACCGATCGATATAGTGCCCGCACCTACAGTTATTTCAAGCGCTGGAAGTTTCCCGAACAGGTTGTTAATGGTATCCGCGACATTGTCACCTTGAATATCCGGGTCTACCTCCGTCAAATCACCCAAGGTTTCCTCTACAGCACCCAGCGTTCCCTCCACGATGCCCAAGGCTTCTGCCACTTCGGATATGCCGGTCGGTGCCGATAATGCCGTTTTAACCTCGCTTATGTCGGAGCGAACTTTCTGCGCTATAGTTAGCTCAGCCTTTCCAAACACTACGCTGATGCTCTGCCCATCCGCGTCATATGTTTCCTCAATCTCGGTGATTCGCGTCGTCATGGATACGCCCCATGCCTTGGAGATGACTTTGACGGTCTGCCCAAGGTCGAAGTCAATCTTGTATGTCAAGTTGCCGTGAGGGTTGACCGAGGTGTCGAACGAATAACGTATTGCCTGCTCACTCAGCTTGCTCTGGCCCCGAAAAGTCAGCGCTCCAGTGTAATCCGCTCCGAAGTCCTCCGCCCGTAAGTCTTTGGCATCAACGAATACCTCACGGCGGGTCTCCCCAGAGCCGCTTGTAATGGCTACAAATGTCCGGTCTGCGCCTTCACCCTCGCCGCCGATGAGTGCGGTATTGGCGTAATCCGCCGCACTCTCTGTGTATATCTGTTCAGTCAAGTTCTCGTACTCCTTGGAGAATACCGCCTGGGAGTCAGCGCCGTTATACAGGGTCACTGTAAAGATGCCTGTAGCAGGATTGAGCACGGTCTTAATGCCAATACCCGAAGTGTTGCATAGTTCCGTCACTGTATCCATTAAGTTTCGGAACGATATCTGTGTGCTGATGGGCACACCTAAATTCGGAGAAAAGAAGGATATTCCGGTTATTTGTCGAGCCACATCGGTAGGGTTTATGAGATTATTTTCTATAAGCTGCTCCACACAATCTGAAAGATCGCCGGATAACTTCTCTGTTCCCCACACAATACGCCGAGAGAGGAAGGAGGTAGCAAAGCGACCGCTCGCCGTGATGATTTCATGCTCGGTCTGAGACAATTCCAGATGTTCAATGATCCCGGCTTCCTCATCATCGTTTTTCCAAATGATATTCCCTTCTTTTAAGAGTGCAGTGTTCTCCGGAGTTGCAATGGCTTTTAGCTCAAAAGAACCACATTGGGAGTAACGCCGAGTCCAGCGCAAGTACTCGAAAGACTCCACGATACCCGTGAGCTCTCGGTTTGAATTGTAGATATATAGTTGCATATTCATACCCCCAGAAACTGCGGTCGATAATAAATGCTGACCTCCAGTAGTTCCATATTGACTGAAGCATCGTAACGCAACGTGTTAATACCTGAGGCAAGCTGGAAAAACACTGAGTCGGTGTCCAGCAGGGAAAAAGCATTTGTTACCACCGTTCCGTTCACGCTAACTACGCGCTTACCAGCAAAATGGGTATATACACGAAGTTCATCCCCGGCATTCATCGTCGTGAGAAGACGGATATATTCCCCAGTGTCTATGTTCAAGAGTTCCGGATTCGTAACTGTTCCCAGCGCTTGGAACACAATCTCGCAGCCGCAAGAAACATCGCCAATATTTTCAACCGTGATGATCTGGCTGGGCTGACGCATTCCAAACTCCATGCCGCTTTCAGGTATCTCCAGTTCAAATTCGAGTAACGGTATCCAAGATGCCAGTTCCTCACGAACTTCATCCAGTGTCTCGAAGAAGGGAGACGGGCAAAGCAAACTGACGAAGAAGTTAGGTATTCGCTGCCTGGTGGAAACGGTGAAACCCGCTTCCTCAACAACGCAGGCGATTTGCCGTTCACGGTATACGAGCATTCCATTTAGTTTAGGGCTAAATATTTGAAGGAAACGCTGTCTCCATACATAGGCATCGTCAGGTGTATTTGCTACGACCGTACCCTCCAGTATTATGTTTCGCATATCCAGTGTGGAGGAGATATAAAAAGCACCGTCTTGATCCGGTGCCTTGAAGGTGTTAACGGTCTGGCGAACATTGCCTGTGCCGTCTATCTTGGTAAGAAAATACGGGCGGCTTTGTTTAAGCGTGATGCTTCTGCCATCTTCATTAATATAAGTAAGTTCCATAGCCAGACCTCCTTTAATATTCAAGTGCCAGCTTACGCGAGAGATTCTTAAACTCCCGTGTAAGTTCTTTTTCAGACAAAGCTTTAGGTGTCACCACTGAGATATTTTGCGTGATGCTTGTACCGGTGGCGCTGCCCTGCCCGGATAAACCCTTGTAATTCAAATCAAAGTTTGTGGGTACTGCATTTTGCATGTCCCTCGATACTGCGGCCATTGCATCCTCAAAGCCTACGCCGATGCCTTCGCCCATGTTGTGGCCAAGTCCGGCAAACAGGGTTGAGGGGGAATTGATGCCGAAGAAGTTTTTAATCTTCGATACCACATTTCCGAAAAATCCTGAGATCTTACTCCATAGCCATGCACCCGCATCCGAAATACCCTTCCATAGGCCTTTGATCAAGTTGCCGCCTACTTGGGCCATTGAGCTTATATAACCAGTAAAGGCTTTGACCAGTCCGGATATAATCTGCGGTACAGCCTTGACCACCTCAACGATGATTCTGGGTAAATTAGCAATGAGGGCAACGAACAGCTGAACACCCGCCAGAATGATCTTATCGATATTACCTACAATAGCGTTTACCAGTGAGGTTATAATCTTTGGAATCGCTGCTACAACAGTAGTAATAATCTGCGGAAGTGCCTGAATTAGCGATATCAGAAGCCGGATGCCTGCGTCAATAATCATGGGGATTGACTCTATGACAGCATTAATGATATTGTCAATAATTTGCGGAATCGCTTCTACAATTGCCGTAATGATGGTGGGCAATGCTGTAACCAATGAGGTCAGCAATTGAATGCCTGCTTCAATGATTTGTGGAATAGCTTCAATCAGAAAATCCACCAGTGCTTCAATGATGGCAGGCAAGGCAGAAACAAGTTGAGGTATTGCATCAACTAATCCCTGTGCTAACCCTATAATCAACTGCAAAGCCGCATCCAGCAGCATTGGTAGGTTCTCAATCAAACCTTGGACAATCTGCGTGACCGCCGAAACCGCTGCGGGTATGAGTTGCGGTAAAGCTATTCCAATACCCTCCACAAGTGCTGTTACCAGTTCTATTGCCGCATTTATGAGTAACGGTAGATTATCAATCAATGCTCCGACAATTGTCATTAGGGCACTGACCGCCGCCGGAATAAGTTCAGGTAAGAGGTTCAAAATTGTTTCCAGTACCTGCGTAAATATACTTGTAACGGTTTCAAGCAGCATGGGAAGCAGGTCGGCGACCGCTGATAAAATTGCGCCTGTTGCTGTCGGCAATGCGGCTACGATATTCTCTAAAACCGGTACGATGTTAGAGACAACCGACTCGAAAGCATCTACAAGATTCTCCGTGAGGTTTGTCATGTCGGCATTGGCATTGCCCAGTCCGGCTGTAAAAGAGCCAAGCGCAGCTTGTAACAATCCAATAGAACCGGAAATTGTCTGAGTTGACTCTTTCGCAAAGTTGCCGGCATACTGCTCAGTGTTCTCGAAAAACATCTGCATCGCGACTTCAGCTTTTTCGGCGTTACTCGCACTTGCCCAGACGAAATCAAGACCCTTCGAGGCAGCATATGCCTGGATACTCGTCGCGTTCATTGCAACACCCAAGTTGTCCATCATGGTGAAATTACCTTTTGCCGCACCTGTGACCGCCTCCATCGCAGAGGACATATCTATCCCCATAACGGAAGCCATATCTGCAGCACGCTGCATGGCTTTTTCGGTTAGCTCAAGACTTTTCTGCTGCTGTATACCAGAGCCTTGGAACAACGCACCCATTTTGTTGGCGGTGGAGAGGTAATCACTCTGTGACACACCGAGGTTTTTATAAGCTTCCTCACCGGTTTTCTGAATCGATGCAGCGTATGCGCCGAAAACCGCCTCTGAGCCACCGAGATTCTGTTCCAACTCTCCGAATTGTTGAACAACCTCTTTCCCTAACTTTATAGCAGCAGCTCCAGCAGCAACAGCAACCGCGCCCATCGCTACACCGATGCCCGTAAGTATGCCACCGAGCTTATCAAACTTGCCGCCAGCATCGTCTGCACTTTTGCCCGAATTGTCCAATTCTTCACCGAGATTATCTGCTTCGACAGTGGACTGCTCAAGTTCACGCTCCATACCGTTAAGTTCCGCTTGCGCCTTGTTCAGCTGAATCTGCCAGTTTTGGGTGCGGCGGTCATTTTCACCGAAAGAAGAGGAGGCGTTATCAAGAGCAGCCTTAAGGGTTGAAATCTTGTCTTTCTGTGCGTCGATTTCTTTATTCAGAGTCGCATTACGAGCGGTGACCGCCTGCACAGATTTATCGTTTTTATCAAACTGACTGGTCACAAGGGTCATTTCACTGCCCAGCACCTTGAAACTTTGATTGATATCGGAGAGAGCTTTCTTAAACTCACGCTCGCCCTCAACACCTATTTTCAAACCAAAATTGTCCGCCATACCTTCACCTCCCCCTAAATACCCGGCGGGATAATATCGTCAATTGTCCGGGTTTTCTTTGGCTTTTCAATGCTATGCCATTGCTTGTGGCAAGCCCATAAATCGAAAAACAGTCCGATGGGCATGAGCCAGAATTCCTCTGCTTCCATACCCATCTGAACTGTTCCGTAATAAAGAAGCCGGGTAAAGACTTCAGCGTCCGTTACCCGACTTGCACGTTTTTTGGAGTTTCTTCCTCACTTTCCACGTCGCGCTTTGTGCCTTTAAACATCGCTTCGGTAATTGCATTTTTATATGCTGCCAAGTCAAGCGGTGAAGTGAGTAGCTCGACCTCCTCCTCAGTGAGAAGTTCCTCCGGCGCGTTCTTATTCTTAAGGTTGCGAATCAAAATAGACTGGTTTGCAAGCAGCGTAATTAGCCAAACAATCTCGTCCAGAGCCATCTCGAAGTTTTCTGATTTCATCAGTTTTTCTCCGAGGTTTTCAAGCCCGCCATATCGACCGGCTATCGCTTTTGTAGCACGTGTGGTCAGAATTAATTCATACTCTTTGCCGCCGATGTTGATGGCGGCGCTTCTTTCATTATCCATGATTCAACCCTCCTAAGGTTCCGGCGTGTAGACCGGTTCGTAAACTTCAGTAAACCAGCCGGTGATGGTACCGGCAGATACACCCGCATCACCTTCAGTGACCTCCGCTTTCCATGGGTGCTTGCCCATGCCGTCCAGCTTGTTCCTGCGCATGACGGTTCCCTCAATGGTTGGTGTAGAGAAGGTGATGGAATCCGCCTTCGTCTGTAGGTTCGTTGCAGGTAGGCCAAATTTCGCTCGGTACAGCCAGAAATAGCGGTATGTGCCGTTAGCCTTTTGTGCACGGAAACCCACCGCTACTGGTGTACCTACATTCTCGCTGGCAGAGATCAGCACACCGTTGTCATCGGTGGATGCTCCGGTTAGATCTGCCGCAACCGTTGGGCCGATGTCATCCACACCGAGGGTGAGTGTACCGCTGTTGAAGTCCTTCACGACCTCAGCGGCACCATCGTCTGCGTAAAGTATTGCCTCTACCAGTTCCACCGAGAGCTCGGCGGTGATGGCTTTGGCAAGCACCGAAGGTACAGCGTAGGTTTCTTCGCCGTTGGAATCTTCGGTTATCTTTGAATAGTACAGTCTGTCAAGACCGATAGTTGCCATGTGTTATTCCTCCAATCCATAATTTTCTGCCACATCAATGGCGTAATGGTGATATCCGGTATCGTCCTCGTGTCCGATATACCGTCGTTCGGTCACTGTGAAATCCTCATTCAGTAAAGCCGCAGTGATCTGCCTTTTACGCTGCTGGTAATTGCCTTTTGAGAACAGTGATATCCGCACTTCCTGCACATCAAAGCCGGGGCGGTTATCAGCATGTACTTCGAATATGTCCGTCAGAGGGATAAAGACCAGATATTCGTCAGGCGGCATACCGCTGAACACGCCGGCTTCAATAGGAATACCCAGCGGTTCCAGGACCTCGCTCAAATCCGAAAGTAGGCTCATATCTTATTTACCTCCTCGTCCAGCTTTGCTTTCATCGCTTCGATGCACGGCTTTCTGCTGGTGGTTCTCGCTGGCTTTAAGAATGGTTTTGCCGGTTGACCCGATTTTCCGTATTCGATGATATTGGCTATTTTCGCATTGCTACTTCCGTCACGACGCGGTTCGGAAAAGCCGACTTTAACGTTGTGATTGCCATCCCTGTCCTGTAAAGCGGATGAAAGTCCTAATGCTGCCGCAAGCTCGCCCGTGGAACGCGAAGGATACTTTGTGTCACTACCAATCGCTGAATTCAGATTAGATTTTACCTTGTCAAGCACAACCTCACCGCCAGCCTTAAGCACACGAGGGACGATTTCATCAGTTTTATCGTTTAACCGTGAAACCTTTAGGAGAAAGTCCTCCGGCATTTTCATAGTTACTTTAGCCACTGGGCTTCACCTCCTTGGCGAGTACTTCAATGTACATTCCACGACCTTTGACATCCTCCACCGAGGTAATTTCAAATCGCCCGTCTTCACAAGCAATAAGCATTGCGGTCGTAACGGTGACACCCGGAATACAGCGGAAACGGAAAAGATCGGTGGCTTCCGAAAATACGGCTCTGTTGGCCCATATTTCGGTACCGTGCCGACCTTCCCGATATGCTCTTATAGAAGCAACAATGCTGTCAATCTCAGTGCTGAATCCCTCCGAGTCTTTTATAGTTACTCTCTCAATAACGTCAATAAAGGTGTTTATTTTCCCAAAACTCATGTCACACCTTCCAATCTCGGTCAAGCCGTAGAAGTAGGTTTACTGTATTCCACACTTGTTGACCAGCTTGTACGCTGTCGGCGAAGAAACCAGCCGTCGAGCCATCTCTGCTTTCGTAGAAATGACCCGATAGCATGATTACTGCTTGTTCCGTGGTGGGCGGCATAGAGTTTTCAATGTAATAGCCCTCAGTGACATGTTGGTAGCTCTCCGCGTAGGAGACGGCGGCTTTGATGTAGTGTAGCAGAAGGCCGTCGTCTGCATCATGCGCCAAGATTAGGTTTGCTTTTACTTTGGGGAGAAGATTATCTGTTGTCATGCCATCCGCCTCCTTCCGGTTATACTTCGTCTGCGACCATCAAACCCGCCGCTTTTAGCTTCGCGAGAAGGGCATTAAAATCCGTTACCAGACCAGCGGCATCGGTAGCGGTGCTGTCTGCCTGATTCGCAGCGGTAGGAAGCCCCGTTACCGAGGCTCCCTCCTTGATTTCCAGAGTACCGCCGATGACGGTTTTCTCACCGCCTTGTTCGGTGTAGTTCTTTGTGTTATAACCCATGTCGCACCTCCGTTACGCTTTCTGCTGGAGAACCTTGATAGCCTCCGGCAGAATCAGTTTGCCGTCCACACGCTGAGTGGCCATAAAGCCGACCTGACCTGTAGTAGCGAAAAGTTCGTTCAAACGCTTGAAGGCGCGCCCCTGCCTGTCAGCGATCCAGTAATAACCGAAATCACCGAACGCGATGGACTTCGCCCCCGCCTCAATTGCAGGTATATACGCCGAGGTGTATACGGGTCGATTCAGAATCATATCCGGCGTTCCCGCGGTCAGCGAAGGTTGCCACAGATACTGGCCCTGACCGTCCTTTAGCTTACGGATTGTTTTTACGGTCGCATCGTTCATAACGAACACAGCTTTCTTACGATACGGAGATTTCAAACTGTAGAAAAGGTCGATAACCTCATCCACTGTAATAGCGGTTGCGCCTGCGGTAGTAACTCCAAGCTGTGCACCGCCTGTTGCGGCAAAAATACCCGTGGGCTTACCAGAACCATCGCCTACGAAGAAAGCTTCTTCCTCCTTGGAACCAATACGACGAGCAAACTCGGTGCTGATGTAGTTTTGCAGATCGAACACGGAGTCACTCAGCAATTCGTCGGAGACTTTGATGAAAGTGCCGAGTTTATATGCGCCAATAGAGGTCTGACCGAATACTTCATCACTATCGGGATAGAGTTCTTCCTCATCGAGCCACGAAGCGGAGCCGTGGGTTGTAACAACGGGAATTTTACGGTCACCACTGGAAGTTTGAATGATTTTTGCCAGCTTACGGAAAATGTTTTCTTCCTCCAAAGATTGAACGAGCGTACGTTCAAACTCATCTGGAACAAGATAACCGCCTTCGCTGTCGGTCCCTACCTGCAGAGCGTTTACAACATCGTAATGCGGATTTTTAGAGCGCATTACATTCCAGAACGCTTTTTTGTACTCATCGGATGCCTTTCCTGTCTTGGTGTCCATACCAGGAACAGCGGGTTTGGTGGTGAGCGGAGCGTTCAGCGGTTTTGAAAGTTCACGGTCGAGGGCTTCCTGCTTTTCGAGTCTGTCGATTTCCTTGCCGAGAGCGACCACATCGTTCTCCATTTTTTCGTAGGTGGCGGTATCCTCGGCAGAGACGATCCCGTCCGTACCGCGCTTGGTATCTAGGAAAGCCTTAGCCGTTTCCCATGCCTTTGTGCGCTTTTCGCGCAATTCAAGAATTTTACTCATTGTTTTTCCTCCTAATAATTTAGTGTTGAATGATAGATATCCGCTTATCAAGTTGCTCGATGGGTGTGCCCGTTTTTACAGGCAGATTCTTTGGGCATACCTTGTTTAACAGTGAATTTGTTACGGCCCGGCGGCTGAAAGCATAAGTGACACTATCTTTTTGCACACGCTTTTTCTCATCTTCCAAAATACCGTCCACAAAGCCGAGTTCGATTGCCTTGTTGGCATTCAGCCATGTTTCAGCATCCATAAGGTGGGATAGCTTCGCTCTCGACTGCCCGGTCTTGATTTCGTAAGCGTTGATGATGCTTTCCTTGACCTCCGAGAGCATGGAGATGGCCTTCCGCATTTCCTCGCTGTCACCGATTGCCACGGTCAGCGGATTATGCACCATCATCAAAGCAGTTGGAGCCATGAGCACAGTCGTTCCCGCCATTGCAATCACACTTGCGGCAGATGCTGCGATGCCATCAATCTTGACGGTTATTTTGCCTTTGTAGTCCATCAGCATCGCATAAATCTGACTTGCCGCAATACAGTCGCCGCCAGGAGAGTTGAGCCAAATAACAATGTCACCCTCGCCTGCGGTCAAATCAACTTTGAACGCCTGTGGGGTGACATCATCGTCAAACCAACTTTCTTCAGCAATTACGCCATCAAGGTAGAGTGTTCGGGTGTCGGATTCTTCGTCCTTTACCCAGTTCCAAAATTTCTTCATTCGGTTTCCTCCAATCTTGTAGTATTTGCGAACGCACCTGCGTCCTGTAATTTGGTCATCGCACCGTTGATAAGATAGAGATCTCCGCCAAGCTCCGCAGGGATACGGTCGAGATTTTCAAGCTCACGGATATCGTTGGCGCTCATCCAGCCGTTCTGTCGTGCGGTTGCATAACCGCTCATGCGGGATACATAGTCGCCACGAAGCAAACCGTCCACATTAAACTTAATAAATACGGTCGGCTTTTCGCTTCCCATAAGCAATGCACGGCACATAGCCTGCTCCCAGCGCACTACCCATGGGTCAAGGGTGTATTTCACAAATTCCAGCGACTGCTGCTCGATGTTGCTGAACGAGGATTTCTCCAAGTCGGCGAGCATATGCGGCGGCACCCTGAAAATGCGGGCGATTTCGTTAATCTGAAACTTCCGTGTTTCGAGAAACTGTGCCTGTTCGGGTGAAATGCCGATGGCTTGGTACTTCATGCCTTCTTCAAGCACAGCCACACGATGCGCGTTTTGCGAGCCTTGGTAGGCGGCATTCCAGCTCTCCTTGACCTTTTGCGGATCTTTTATTGTGCCAGGATGTTCAAGCACACCGCCTGGTGCAGCGCCATTGGCGAAGAATTTCGCTCCGTATTCCTCGGTGGCAATTGCCAATCCCACGGCATTCTTTGCCATTGCAATGGGGGAATAACCGACCAGACCGTCAAAACCTAAACCTGGAATATGCAGCACATCCGAGGGTGCAAGGTAGACCTGACTGTCTTTTCCGAGCATGGGCGCATCATCGGTGCTTCTCTGATACAAATAGAAAATCCGGCCGTTTGAATCACGATCGACCGTCATTTTGTTCGGCATCAGAGGGTAAAGGGCGATAACCTCACCGCGAGCATTCCGAATAATCTGTGCATATGCGTTGCCCCATAATAAAAGATGACTCATCAGCGTTTCTCTAAACGCAAATGAAGTCATCTCAGGGTTTGGCTCATCATGGAGCAGCTTATATAACGGGTGGGTGATATCTTTCTCTTTGCCTCCGCTATCATTATAGCGGTATACATGGAGCGGAAGCCCCGCCACCGTTTCAGATAATATCCTCACGCAAGAGTACACCGCCGTCATTTGCATGGCGGTTTGCTCGTTGACTGGTTTTCCGGCACTTGTACCGCCGAAAAGAAAACTGTAACGACTGCCACCTAAGCTGTCCTTAGGCTTGTCGCGCGCCTTGAATATACCTTGTAGGATTCCCATAGACATCACTCTCCTTATTTAAAATACGAGAAGTCCACGATTGTCGTATACGCTCTCGCCGTTGTCATTTCCACACCGTATTGCGCGGTCAAGTGCCATAATCGTTGCCACTGCACCGTCGATTTTCTCAGTGGACTTTTCCTTATCTGCTTTTATATTTCCGGCAGGATCTGTACGAACAAAAATATTATCCATCATCCATCGAAGTACCGGATGCCCACCGTGGGCAATTTTCTGCTCCAGGGTCAGTTTCATCAGTTCTTTGGTGGGTGGACTCATATCCTTGAAGCCCTGTCCGAACGGCACGACCGTAAATCCCATGCCTTCAAGGTTCTGTGTCATTTGCACAGCGCCCCAGCGGTCAAAGGCGATTTCTCGGATATTGTATTTCGTACTGAGTTCCTCTATAAAACTCTCAATGAAACCGTAATGCACCACGTTACCTTCGGTAGTTTTCAGAAAGTCCTGCTTTTTCCAAACATCATAATTCACATGGTCGCGTCGGACTCGGAGGTCGATGTTGTCCTCCGGTATCCAGAAGAAGGGCATTACGTTGTATTTATCTTCTTCATCCAGTGGGGGGAACACAAGCACGAATGCCGTAATATCTGTGGAGGACGAGAGGTCAAGTCCGCCGTAGCAGACGCGCCCTTCAAGCGCGGTAGGGTCAACCGCGAATGCACATTTATCCCATTTGTCCATTGGCATCCAGCGCACTGCCTGTTTGACCCATTGGTTCAAGCGAAGCTGACGAAAACTGTTCTCCTCGGCAGGATTCTGCTTTGCACTCTCACAGGCTGCTCTGACTTTATCGATTCCGACCGTGATACCAAGGGAAGGGTTCGCTTTCTTCCACACCTTCGGATCAGTCCAATCCTCCTCGGGAGCGGCACCGTATATCACTGGGTAGAAGGTCGGGTCATGCTTTCTGCCGTTTATGATATCTAGCGCCTTCTGATGTACCTCCCAGCAGATACTGTTCTGGTTGTCTCCGGCGGTGGTTATAAGGAAATACAGCGGTTGCATTCGTGCGTCACCACTGCCTTTGGTCATAACGTCGTAGAGTTTTCGGTTCGGCTGAGTGTGTAGTTCATCGAACACCACACCGTGGGTATTGAATCCGTGCTTGTTGCCGACATCAGCGGAAAGCACCTGATAAATACTGCCTGTCGGCTGATAGATGAGCCGCTTCATTGAATCAAGGATTTTTACCCGTTTTGACAGCGCCGGACACATCCGCACCATATCCGCTGCCACGTTAAAAACGATGGATGCTTGGTTGCGGTCAGCGGCACAGCCATAGACCTCGGCGCGCTCCTCGTTATCTCCGCATGTGAGCAACAGGGCAACAGCTGCCGCAAGCTCACTTTTTCCCATCTTTTTTGGTATTTCCACATACGCTGTGTTGAACTGACGGTAACCGTTCGGCTTCAGAGTTCCGAATACATCGCGGATAATCCGCTCTTGCCAGTCAATCAGATCAAAGGGCTTTCCCGCCCATGTACCTTTGGTATGTGAGAGGGCTTCGACAAAAGCTACGGCATAATCGGCGGCGGCTTTGTCATAAACTGAATCCGCAGCTTTGAACTGTGTCGGAGTGTATTTCTTGAGTTTTCGGATATCCACCGCCTCCTTCCGAGCATAAAAATAGACCCGCAATAAGCAAGCCTTCAAATCTATTTGTACGAGAAACAGAGCCGTTTTTGGCACTGTTCTCTAGTTGGTGTTTAGTTATTTATTACTCTTCACCAGTCAGAATGAAACGGGCATAGGCACCAGTGTTCTCAGTAAGGAATGTAAGTAACTCGGCGTACCCCTCACGCAAAGCTATTTCCTGCACCTTTGGCACATCAAACATATTTGTTTCACCTGTGGCGCGAATGAAAAGTATCTGTTCCTTAATTTTTTTATCCATTTCCGTCCTCCTTAGAATCCTCGACAGCCTGTTTCAGAATTCCGATGTCGAAGTCCGCGCTTTTATAGCCATCCAAGATAACGCTGTAATAATAACAGCTTGGAGCACCGAGCGGTCGACCTTCGTTCATGATGTACACCATAGTTTCCACGTTCTTTTTGCCGAGTTTGACTTTGACCATTTCCTTTCGGTAGAGGAATGGAAAACCCTCGTAACGGTCAAGTGCCACTTCGTCAGCCGGGGTAATCTCCCATAGCAGACACGGCACTGTCTTGCCCTTAAAAGGTTCTATGGTCGCCACAGAGCCGCCGTGTCCACCTCGAAACAATAACTGGTAGTCCTTCAAAAGCGCCGGCCCGACAGGCTTCGCTGTGGGGCAGCGGTGCACCATTTGCTCAAGGTTGAGATTTGAGCCGTAGGCAAGGTATAACGTCTTATTCATTGATTTGTATCCTCCTTGTTTTTACGGGGCAATTGTTCAGGCGGCCCGAAATCGCCAAGCTGCTGACCCGCCAAGATTTGCGGTCAAATGCTCTCTGCAGTTTGCGAACTCCTCGCCGATGAAACCGATGCGGTTGAGGTAGGTTCTCATAGCAAATTTCTCATTCTCGATCTGCGGTTTCTTTGCCGATGCACATTTCTGTGTGAGGGCCTGGTGGTTAAGGGCAAGGGCAAGAACAATGTAGCTTCTTATCTTGCCTGCATGAAGCTCGCTGTTGAAGCCCCGAAGCTCTACCGTTTGGTTACCTGTGAAAAAACTGTGTAGGTTGAGAAAATGGTATCGGCTTGAATGGTAATGGCGGCTGGTGCTTTCGCTGTAGCCTTCATACCAAAGGTTCTCAATAGCTTCCATCGTTTTCGGTTTGCGACGGTTTATTTTCTCTACCAGAAGACTATCCATCTTTTTGCAGTAACTCATCCGCTCCGGCGCAATTTGCAAAGCCTTATAAAAAAGGTCATTTTTACTTGCGATGATGTTGATGTAGTTTCGGATACTTCTCGGTGTGTGGTCTGCCCCGTCCAGATGAATGTGAATCCCGCAAGAGGCATTGGTGAAGGCTTGCGCTTTGCGCAACCGTCTAACCAGTTCCTGCAGGTCTTTGATGTCTTCCTGGTAGGTCAGTATCGGACTGACCAGTTCCACGCTGTATTCACGGGTGGCTGAAACCACTCTGCCATATTCCTTGCGGCGACAGTCAATCGAAGCATCACTCATCAGCTTCCAAGTTCGTCCGTCGGGTGCGCTAATCTTATAGGTGTCGTAGTAATCGTGGGTACTTTCAACTGTTCCGTTTAGAAAAGCTGCGGTAACCTCTGCCGCTTTTGCTCTGGTGATTCCTGTAAATTCAATCTCAATTCCAAACCTCTTTGTAAACATTGTTTTTCTCTCCTTTGAAGGTGTGTTTTCCCTTTCGGTAGTCACATATTACCGTCATAAGAGAGGTATATCCAGACAATTTCGAGATATAAATTGATGTAATTTACACAAGTTTTCTATACTTTATTAAGTCATAATATGTTTATATTACTCCTCGATTTTCTTGCAAGAATCCTCGCCGTATGCCACACCAAGGGAGCTGCCGGAATCCCAACTCACATGGATGGTTCCCATGTCATCAACACCAGTGACCGTACCTTTTGCACCAGGCTGAAGTTTAGTATAAGGGTCATTCATCATCACAAGCACAACTCTCGTTCCTGGAGTGTAATAGTTTTTAAGTGACTTTAATATTTCGGGATGAATAATATTCATTGCTCATTCACCTCCTCATGCTTGGCAGTTCCACTTTTGAAAGCAGAACTTCCTGTCAGTTTGGAGAGGAGAATCTTTCGCTCAGTTTTATGTTCCGAGCCGATAAAACCGAGTCGGAGAAGGAAACAGCGAAAAGCATACTTCTCGTTGTCCACGGGTTTTTCGGTGGAATTGACCCTTGTCTGTTTTTTCGCTATTTCGCAGAGTGCCGTGATAAAGTGGGTGTAAGCCTTGACTTCATCCGAAGAACACTCACCTTGAAACCAAGGGAAGGTAACAATTTCTTCATTTTCAATGATGGGAATGGAATCCGTACCCAGCGCTTTCTTTATGAGGGACGCTTTGCTTTCCACCAATCCCTTGAGGTTCTCAAGTGCCGTGTTGGTAAAAGCTGACCTCGGCATTTGTATAATCAGTCGGGAGGATTCGGCTGTCTCATATATCTCGGTTTCATCGTATGCGGTAGGCTCCTCATAATCGTGAAAACCATCCGGAATAGGCTCTGCTTCCAGGAGCGGTGTGTCGTATTTTTCCGTGACCGCCTTGAAGTCGTGCAATCCCTGCAGGTCAGCAACCAGACCGTAATTATCCTCGCCATCAAGCATCCCGTTTTTATCGATGTGGTAGCCAGCCACCTCGTAAGCGAAGGTAGGTGCGCCAAGGTATTTTATCGTAGCATTCAGTTCCTGGCTGATTGCACTAACCAGTGATTTTCTTTTTGGACCTGTAACATTATAGATAATCTGCATTTTTCATACCGCCTTTCGTTTTTCGGTACTACATATATCACTCTAAACGCTGTAAATATCAAGTCATTTAGAGCATCTTTCTGTAGAAAATACTGTCCGATTAATCAGCGGTATTTTGTGTTGATAAATTAATGCCAGTCAGTACGAAACAGACGCACGGTAGTGCCACACCGTTGCCCCACATCTTATATTCGGCTGCATCGGAATGTGGATTTTGCAACCACTTGATAATCTGCTTTTGGCTTTTGGGTTTTTTACTCACACCCATGATTTTGCGGTGGGTTTCCCAAACCTCAGTCCAGAACGCAATCTCATCTTCGGTGAGGTTTTCCGTACCTAGTTCGGCGCACCACCAATCAGGGAAGCCTTGAAGCCGGGCGCATTCCGTTGGTGTGAGTCTACGGACGATATAATCCGGCTCAACCAGACCGTTTTGAAAACCTGGATTTGTACCGTTGACAAGCGTATTTGAAGTGCCGTCCTGCCTAAAGCATTGACTTTCAGCTTTCATCTGCGGATAGAAAGAGGCCGGCTGCGCCACAACTCCAGGACCTTTTGCCGTGAGTGTGGGTTGCTGTTCTTCCTCAATACTTGGTTTATATAGAGCGTTCTGCCCTTGATTGAAAGCCGCTCGGTCAATGCCATAAGATGGGTGCGAAACTATTGGAGCATCCTTATAATCTCTTGATAAAAGCGTAGGTGATTTATCTTTTTCAACCTGTGCATAGCCTCCGGTAGTCATAGCATAGGCAACGGCATGACGGTCAATGGTATTCAGTGTAAATGAAACTTCTTCATCAATACCGCTTCCTTGGGGACCGTTTTTATCATCTCTTCCAATCATCGAGCCTTGCAGGGCAACCACTGCAATACCGCCTTGATTGCATCCCGGATTTCCACCATTAGCATCAATGGTACGAGATGTATCCGCTTCATAGATACCGCTGTGTGGATTGCTTGACTGCATAGAGTTGCTCTTATCAGAACAGATGCCGTATGCAGTAGGTACAAAAACAGTCTGATCATTATTGCAACCAAGGGTCGCAGACTTATCATCCTGTATCAATGCACCCTTACCGCCACCATCACAGCCAGAGCGGATCTTCAGTGTTTTAGGAGTTGGCTCAAATACACACTGCGTTCCTTTATAATCTGTACCTGTCAGTGTATTTGCTACATCTTTACCTATCGTCAGAGCATACTGACGCTCGTTCATAACAAGGGGTACATTGCCTCCGCCTGTTCCCATACGAGAGGTCAGCGTCTGTACTTTATTATCCTCGGCGAGTTTTACACGGCTGTCTGTGGGATGATTCTCTATCGCAACAGCTATTTGATTATCTCCCATGTTTGCACGAAGCGATCCGCTAAGGTTCTCATCTGTATGTCCGCCAATGCGTGAAACCGCACCAGGTTCAAAGGACATGACTGCACCCGGAACAACACCTGCTCGAAGTGTCGGGGAGCGTTCATCCTCATAACCGACACTTCTGCTCTTGGCACTGTGTTCGGTGCAAAAACCACTTGATTGCATTACACAAGGCTGATGTCCATGTTCCTCTGCTCGAAGCGTTGCGGAAACATCCTCCGATACAGACATCACTCTTCCGCCTTGGTCATTTAGGCAAGTTATGCCACTGCCTGTTTTTCTAGAGCTGTTTTCAGCATTTCCGGCAGTTCTTTGCCACGGGCTGCCGCTCGGCGTAAAATCCCTTGACATGCCTTCGCGCTCAAATAGTATTTCTCCGGCACATCCGCCTGCAAAATCTGCGACAAGGTAGATTCTGCGGCGGCGTTGGGGCACTCCGAAATATTGCGCGTCGATAGTTCTATAAGCCACGCTCCATCCGTTTCCCATGTAGACGTCAGCGTATGGCCACCGTCCGTTATCAGGCACAGGCATCTCAGCGGTCGGTTCGAGGATCCCGATGACCGCTTCGAGGACGGCCTTGAAGTCGGCTCCTTTGTTTGATGAGAACGCTCCGGGGACATTTTCCCAGATTGCATACCTTGGATATCGTCCATTGGTTTTACACCTCATTTCCTTTATGATTCGTATCGCTTCATAAAAAAGGACGGATTGCTCTCCGTCCAAACCGGCTCTTTTGCCCGCTACACTCATATCGGTGCATGGCGAGCCGAAAGATATAATATCAACCGGCGGTAATTTCGCTCCGTTCAGCGTGGAAATGTCGCCGTAATGCTTCATCTGCGGGATTCTCTTTGTAGTGACCCGGATGGGAAACGGCTCAATCTCCGAAGCCCACAGCGGTTCAATCCCACAGAGCATACCACCCAGAGGAAAACCACCGCTACCGTCAAATAGTGAGCCGAGTGTCAATTTAATCATCTGCATTCACCTCTGGCAAATCACAGTATCTGTGTTCCATGCCATCCCTTAAAAGAAGTACTCCATCAGAGTTTCCGACTTGCTCAATATACCTCTTCACAATGACGTCGCAATATTTCTCGTCAAGCTCAATGGTGTAGCAGATACGCTCCGTTTGCTCACAGGCAATGAGTGTACTTCCAGAGCCACCGAAAGGATCGAGCACGATACAGTTGGTAAGGCTTGAGTTCATAATGGGGTATGCCACAAGTGCTACTGGCTTCATAGTTGGATGGTCTCCGCTTTTCTTCGGTTTCTCAAACTCCCAGATGGTGGTTTGCTTGCGGTCTGAATACCACAGATGCTTTCCTTTCTTTTTCCAACCAAATAGTATCGGTTCATGCTGCCACTGATAAGGTGAGCGGCCAAGAACGAGAGACTGCTTCTTCCAAATACAAGTGCCGGAAAGATAAAACCCCGCACCCACAAAGGCTTTTCTGAAATTGAATCCTTCGGTGTCGGCATGGAATATATAAATAGAAGCGTCCTTCGCCATTGCTGCTTCGGTGTTCGTAAATGCCGCAAGCAGAAAATCGTAAAACGCTTCATTATCCATATTGTCATTTTTTATTTTGCCAGCCGTTCCCTCGTAGTTGACGTTGTACGGGGGATCCGTTACTACAAGATTAGCGGCTTTCCCGTTCATTAAGACATCAAAGGTGTCTTTCTTTGTGCTGTCTCCGCAGACCAGTCGATGTTGTCCTAGAATCCAAACATCCCCTAAACGAGAAACAGCGGGCTTTTTCAGCTCGCTGTCTACATCGAAATCATCTTCTTTTATCTTATCTTTAAGCGAATCTTTGAAAAGATCGTCTAGCTCTCCGGGATCAAAACCTGTCAGAGATACATCGAAGTCTGAAGCATTCAAATCCGTGATGAGAAGTGCTAGTTTTTCCTTATCCCAATCACCGCCTATTTTATTCAGTGCGATATTAAGCGCTTTTTCCTTTTCCTCATCCATTTCAACAACCACGCATTCTATCTCATCCATGCCCATGCTCAGCAGGATTTTCAAACGCTGGTGGCCACCGATGACTCTGCCAGTGGTCTTATTCCAAATAACGGGTTCTACATATCCAAACTCCTCAAGAGAGCGCTTTAGTTTTTCGTACTCGGGGTCGCCTGGTTTTAAATCCTTCCTCGGATTATAATCAGCGGGAATAAGTAGTTTCGTTTTAATCTTCTCTATCAGCATACTTTTCCACCGCCTTTCTAAATTCACTAAATTTATTTACATCCTCCCAAGGGAACAGGCAGCTATTAAAGTGCCCATAAACCGCTGTATCAGAGTAGATGACATTTCGCAGTCGTAGCTTTTCAATGATTGCCGCAGGTCTAAGGTTGAAAACCTCCTGTGCTGCAATAGCCAATATTTCATCAGCAACAGTACTTGTGCCAAGTGTATTTATAGAAAAGGCTACCGGATTTGCCTTTCCAATGGCATATGAAATACTTACTTCACATTTTTTGGCATAACCACACCATACGATGTGCTTGGCAATATGCCGAGCCATGTAAGCACCGCTACGATCAACTTTTGTTGGGTCCTTACCACAAAGAGCTCCGCCACCATGGGATGCAAGGCCGCCATAGGTATCCACCATCAGTTTTCTACCAGTCAAGCCTGTATCAGCAGCCGGTCCTCCAAGGATAAATTTGCCGGAAGGATTGATGAGAATTTCTGTTTCATCATCAAAAGGGAAGTCTTCAAAGCACTGCCACAAGACATTATTTAGAATGTCCGTCCTAAGTTGCGCCTGGGTTTTCTCCTTATCATGCTGTACCGATACTACAATGGTCTTCACTCGCACCGGAGTATCATCTTTGTATTCCACAGTTACCTGTGCTTTTCCATCAGGAAGAATGCCTTTTATTAGTTTTCCTTTACGACAATCATCAAGTCTCTTTACGATTCTGTGGGAAAGTACAAGGGGTAAGGGGAGCATCTCTCGTGTTTCCTTTGTAGCATATCCATACGTGGTACCTTGATCACCGGCACCAACAGAACCATATTGCTCATTTACACCATTTCGAGTTTCAAGCGCACTGTCAACACCCGCGGCAATATCTGCACTCTGGTTGTGTACATATACATAAATCAAAAACTTCAGGGAATTGTATCCCACTTCTTTCAACACGTTTCTGACAATGTAACGAATATCAATTTTTTCGCTGCAGGTGATCTCGCCCGCCACGATAATTTTTCCTTTGGTCGCCATAACCTCGCAAGCCACGCGTGAAGCCTTATCTTTGCGCAGGCAGGCTTCCAAAATGCTATCTGCAATGATATCGCATAGTTTATCTGGATGTCCGGCACATACACTTTCTGCTGTTTTATAAGTAGTCATATTTTTATTTTCCTTTCCGAGCGGATAAAAGCCGCTCCATCACATCGTCCTGCGGGTTTGCACCACTGTATTCACCAGTGCAGTTTTCCTTGACGATCTGGAAAACCTCAATCCACAGGCGGTTAGTCTGATTCATATAGTTCTGACCCATTGCAACATATGGACTTTGAATGGCATTTCCCGTGGTGGGATGCTTTGCCAGAAATCCGTATTCAGTAACCGCTTCCTCGCACTGAATCCACCGTGCCACGCTCATGGCGTATCGTTCCAGAAGCTGGGGAGAAATGAGAGCAGCACATCCACGTTCGTTCAGCCACTGCCATGTGGACTTGTAAATTTCACTCGCAACAAGCGTCTTTCCGTCTTTCTGGACGGCTTCAAGCATCTTGTTCGGTTCGGGCATCGCCTGACCTTTGAGATCTGCGGTATCCGAAAACTCCATAACGGTCAACTTTCTGCCGCCGGGATTGCCCTCGGCTATTTTGTCGGTGAGTGGTTTCTTTTTTGCACCCGCACCGACACGAGCACCACCTCGGTTTGTACCGTCTTTGGCCATCAAAACACCTCCTCATAAAATTTTTATAAAAAATTTTTGTGAAGCATTGCTTCAAACAGATTTCTTACATAGGCAGAAACCTGTCACATTTTTCTATTCAGGCAATCTGTCTTTGTACTTAATGGACATCTCGTAAGCCTAAAAACACAGGAATCAATCGTTTTATTGAAGCTAAGCTTCAAATACTTCAAATCTGCAAAAACTTGACATATTACTTCAATTAGGATAATCTACAATCAGAACACAGGGGGTGAGCGTCATGGAACACAAACAGCAGCAGATAATAATGAAAAACATCGACAGGCTTCTCAAAAAGAGGAACATCAAACGTAGTTCTCTTGAGGACGAGGTCGAGGTCAGCCGCGGGTATCTATCCCGCTTGAAAAAAGCAAATCCGGATGACAACGGTCTTAACATGAGTTATGAACTACTTAAAAAAATCGCAGATGGACTAAAGGTATCCATGGATTACCTGATGCTTGATGGGATGGATAACACCACAGACGAAAATGCTCTCATCGAATTTATCGAATCCCTCTATACCATGTCGGTGGATGGCACGCAGTTCTGGAATGTCTTTACCCACAAGCAGATTGACAGTATTAATGATCCGGATGATTTTGATAAACTCGGACCAATTTCAAAAAGAGTATTTGAGACTGGCGAGTATGACCCAGAGAGCCGTTCGTATAAATATGCGTGGATTGGATGGTTATCATTGGGTAACGGTCGAAAAATTGGAGAAACCATTTATTCCAAGGAATACATCACGGATGATTTTTTCTATGCCAATATAGAAAAAATCAACAGCACTTTATATCTGTATAGGGTAGATTACACCGATACAGACGGACAGCACAAACTAACCGACATAATTGAGGCATACCTGGTCAATGCTGATGAAGCACATTTCCTTTGCAACTCTGTCGATTGGAATGAATACATATCCTCCAAGCTAAGAGATCTGTATCAAATCGCCAGGGACAATTCCTCCGTCACAAGGTTGGGCGAAGATGCCCGAAAACTTCTGAACCTGTTTAATAACGATTAAATTTAAAAGAAAGGATGTCGTAGCATGAACAACAACAAACTTACTTATAAGAACAGCCATATTATAATCAACCCTATGGATATAATGGCAAAAGTTAAAGCCTTTCAAATCAACCCTGAACATTCCTGCGTTAGTTTACAAATAGTCAATGGAATAGTTCTCTCCTTTAACTGGGCAAGTGGGAAATTTGATTTTTCACGTGTTTCTTAATATTCTACTTTCAGAAGCCTCTTGCCTATATGGTGAGGGGTTTTTCTATGTTGGGTCTATTACCTCGTTTGAAACTGCGTTTTTTAACACGAAGCCCTACGCCGCTGTCCGATAATTTTAGTTTTAGAGATTTGACTACCCCCACCGGTCGCCGCTCTCAGCAGTAATACGCGAGTGGCATGACTTACAAAGAGCCATAAGGTTGCTCTTCTCATTGCCTCCGCCCTTGGAGAGCGGGAGGATGTGGTGTATCTCTTCGGCAGGGGTGAGCGCTCCTTGCTTCTGACACTCTTCGCAAAGAGGATGCGACTTGATGTAGCGGTCGCGGATGCGCTTCCAAGCACGGCCGTATCGTTTATTGGAAGCGGGGTCACGTTCGTATTGGTTGTATTGTTTGTCCATTGCTTTTTGATGCTCGACACAGTATTGCTCGCGTTCAGCAAGCCGACCGCAGCCGGGGTAAGCACAGGGACGCTTGGGTTTGTAGGGCATCGATTCATCTCCTTTGGGGCATAAGAAAAGCCCTCGCAGGAGAAGTACTCCCATGAAGGCTTTTTGATAGTTTTCTATACTATCATTATACTGCTTTCACAGTGGACAAACAGTGACATACTGTGCCATCGTGTGCCAACTTTTTTATTGCGGTACTTTTAAGTGCTGTAGAGCTGACGAATGAAGTCTGTGTACAGTACGTATGGACACATTAAGGTTCACACAGATTTCTTCCCAGTTAAGGAAGTTGATGTAGCGATAACGGAGCAGTAGCTTTTCATCAACGTTCTGCATCTGATTAATTGCCTCACGAATGTCACTCTTCAGCTTTACCAAACGGTCAACCTCTTGTTGTATCTGTTTTTCCAGGTCTATAATCTTTCCCACATACCTTACAAAAGGCGGGTCAGTACTCTTTGTTCCACTGATTTTTTCCTCAAACACCGGAGATGAAATACTTCTTGATAACTCCCTTAAATTTTGCAGTTCCTCAAGGTCGGAATTTATCAGTTCATTCAGACGGTATGCCTGTCTCAAAAACTCCTTTGCCATCATCGTCGCACCACCTCCTCATTCAGTTTTTTGATTAACATTTCAGGATCAATGGCGGTCAGCATAGAGAATAACCCGGAACGAAAGAAACTCTCAACCTCTCGTTTCGTATACAAGGCTGAATCTGTATGTGGATGTTTCACCAACCTTTTCAGTGCAAACCGGTAATCTTTGACCGCCTGCAGAACAATGGCATTTGCCAGTTTTTCATAAGCATCCATCATACGTTATCCCTCGCTTTCCTTAAGTTTACCTTGACCGCATTGATAAGGTCGGACTGTGTCTTTTCCTTTCGTTTCAAAGCCCTCATGACATCCTCGTCAATTGTACTTTTTGCAATGATGTGGTGGATTACCACCGTTTCATTTTGACCTTGTCTCCAAAGTCTTGCATTCGTCTGCTGATATAGTTCCAGACTCCAAGTGAGTCCAAACCAAATCAGCGTAGAACCGCCACTTTGTAAGTTAAGACCGTGTCCTGCTGATGCCGGATGGATAACTGCCACAGGAATATCTCCGTTGTTCCAATCCTCGATATCCTTGGAAGTCTTAATTTCACGGACTTTTAATTTTGCCTTGATACGCACCAAATCGTGATTATACCAGTAGGCAATGAGGACAGGTTTGCCGTTTGCGCCTTCGATTAAATCCTCAAGGGCATCAAGCTTACGGTCATGAATGAAATGAGCCTTTTTCTCTTCATCATAGATAGCACCATTTGCCATCTGCAGGAGCTTGTTTGAAAGGACAGCTGCGTTCATGGCATCAATTTCCTCACCAGCAAGCTCAAGAACCATCTCCTCACGAAAACCTTCATACACCGACTGCTCTTTTTCACTCAAATACACAGGCACTTCATTTATCACGCATTCCGGCATTTTTAGAAAATCAACTGACTTCATGGAAATCGTAATATCCGAAATAAGCCTATATATTGCATTTTCTGCACCTGGCAGGGGTTTATATGAAAACACCATTTGCTGATTACGTTTATCTGGAGTAAAGAGGGAACTGCGGTAGTGAGTTATGTACCTGCCGAGTCTTACACCCATGTCGAGGATACGAAACTCTGCCCACAAATCCATCAAGCTGTTACTGGATGGTGTACCCGTAAGACCTATAATACGTTTTGCCAAGGGTCTGACTTTAAGTAAGCTTTTGAACCTCTTTGCACCATAGGACTTAAAGGATGAGAGTTCATCAATGACCACCATGTCGAAAATGAAAGGAACACCGCTTTTGTTTACCAACCAGTCCACATTTTCTCTGTTGATAAGATAAATGCTGGCGGGTTTCTTAAGTGCTGCTAAACGCTCCTGCTCCGTACCGATTGCCATCGAATAGTTAAGGCCTTTTAAATGTTCCCACTTATTTATCTCAGCAGGCCAAGTATCTCTTGCTACCCTTAGAGGGGCAATGACCAGAACCTTTCCAATTTCAAAGCTGTCAAGGCACAAGTCGAAGATGGCAGTTAGTGTAATCACGCTCTTGCCAAGACCCATCTCCAAAAATACTGCAGCTATGGGATGCTCTAAAATGAAGTTGGTCGCATAGGTCTGATATTTATGAGGACTGTATTTCATCGAGTATCCCTCCAATCTGTTCAGTGCTGTCAATTACATAGCAGGCAAAGCCTAACTTCTGTAACTGCTTTATTCTTCTAATCTGTATCGGGCGGGGTTTCTTACCGGGAGCCTTTAATTCGATAAATGCCATCTTCCCATTAGGTAAAAGCACCAAACGGTCCGGCATCCCATCTAAACCTGGACTTACGAACTTCACCGCAATGCCTCCCATCTTTTTTACCGTCGCCACTAGCTTCTTTTCGATATATTTCTCAAGCATAATTGCCTCCTATAGAAAGGCTCGGAACAGGAAAACAACTTTAACCCATTTTTCCTATACGCGCGTGTACGTGTGTATGCACAGGCTAAATTTCTTCTTTTTTATGATTTATAAATAAATAGATTACATCTTGTTCCACCTGTTCCGAACCGCTGATTTTAACTGGAATTACTGGCTTTTTTATAGGAACCAGTTTTGGAACAAAGTATGGAACAACTTACCCTTGTTCCTCGCTTCGGGAATAAGCTCGCTGCTTTCCATAGATAGGAAAGTGGCTTGTTCCGTTCTTGTTCCCGGTGTACTTGTTCCATTCACTGATCTTTCTCATAATGGCACCGATAGCATAGGAATCAGATGTTCTCATAGAGGATGCATCCTTACCGAAACACTCACACCAAATCTCCATATTGCAGACAAGGGTTCTTATTACCGTCCCAACACGGGCACCACCGCCAAATTCGCTACCGCCGAGAAAATTTCTACGCTCGTACAAAGACATGGATTCCCAGTCATCTGGCAACAACGTGTCCAGATAAGTTCTAACCAAACCTTCTCGCTCATCGGTTTCCATTGCATCTGCCTGTTCCCCGGTTGCAAGGGATACATCATCGCCTTCAAGGTAGAGTCTTTCGCCCTTCTCATGAAGCACAAGTGTCTCTGCCCAAATCTGCTGCACTTCATCTTTAGTAATTTGCCAGGCTTTCTTCTTGCCGTTACCACTTATCCGCACAGGCCAGAACCTGCGGTTTCCCGTAATATCACGAAGGAAACCACTCTCTGCATTGGTAGAACCTACAATTACACACTGACGGGGATGGCTTTCTACGTTGACACCGTAGCTTGCTCTGTACTTATCATCTGAACGGGAGATAAAGGACTTTACAACCTCCACATCGGTCTTACGCATTCCGGCAAGTTCGCCAAGTTCCAGCAACCAATAGCCTTGCAGCTTTTCAGGACCGGCTTTGTCTTTCATGTCCGTAATAGTCAAACTATCTGAAAACCAATCCCCAGCGAGTTTTGCAAAGAAGGTTGACTTACCAATGCCCTGTGGACCATTTAATATAAGGACACTGTCAAACTTTGTACCCGGTCTAAAAATACGTGCTACCGACGCAACCATCGTTTTGCGAATGACTGCTTTGGTATAGGAGTTATCCGTTGCTCCGAAATAATCAATCAGAAGATTTTCCACACGGCTTATACCATCCCATTCCGGCAGCGAGTTCAGATACTCTTGGATTGGATGGTAGGCTCTTTCTGAAGCTACCGCTAACACGGCATCCTTGGTCTTGGTCGGAGAATACAGTCCATACACACTGCTTAAGTACACCTTCAAAAGTGCATTGTCCGAGTCATTCCAACCACCCTTAATCTGATCCCAAGGCAGACCGCCTTTGGCATCAATACCGTCACGGTGGCAGTTGAAGGCAATGTGCTGCAAATCTTCATCGTGCCGCAGAATGAGTACAATGTTATCCAGTGTGTCCTTCACATGGCCTTGCTTATCTAGTACCAAAGCAGTCTGCCAATCATCACCGCCAAACTCATCCTCAGCCTGTTCCTGTCTTTCCTTAGCAAACTCCGCTTTCACGGCTTCATCCTTTATAGCAAACTCACACATTGCTACATAAGACGGCATCTTACCTGGAGCCGTAGCCCTCGACACCTTATCATCTAGGGAACCGAATTTATGGATACGCACAAGGTCAAAGGCATTGAGGAGCAGACCGCTTGCAGGGTCGGTGGCATGATGGCTATATGTGAACTTATCATCATAAGTAATTACACCCGCACTGCTGTCAGCCGGGATATAGTCATAGCGCCCTTCCATTGCGGATGGGGAATAAACAGCACCTAAGAATTTCTCAATTGCCTCACGAATCGTGTAGGTACGGCAGAACGTTCCTACTACACCTTCCTTGGAAAGCGGATCTGCCTGTTCTTTCAGATTCCGATTAATGATCTCTGATTGCCGAGAAGATGCAGGCCAAGTACTGGTATCATGCCAGTTTTCATATTTAGAAAGATAAACATCCGGGTCAAGAAGAGTACCATCGGTTTCTTCATAGACAAATACACCGTTTGAGGATGTGGACGGCCAATACATAAGGCGATGAGCCTCATAGGTCGTATCATCGAAAAGGTCAATACCAATTTCCTTTGCCACCATACGGCCAACGGCCGCATACTCTTCTTCGCTAATTTCACGGGCAAGGGGAATGATCAGACGGAGCCTCGGCTGTTCCGGAGTGTGCTTATGTGTAGAGTAGACACAACATTTGGAATCAAAAAGCATGGTAATCTGATCCCAGATATCAGCTGTACCATAATCCATATCAAGAGACAGTAAAGAACGGCATAAAACATTGCCTTTCTTTCTCCTACCTTCTTTCAGATGCCCTCCGACAAAGCCACCCACGTCTTTGATATCATCCTGTTGACCTCTTATTAATTTGCGATATTCTTCCACCGTTTCCGTGGTACGTTGCGTGGTCTTCACACGGGAACAGAAAGCCTCCCATGAGATGTCACTGTTTTTCCACTTTCTATCCATTCGACTGTTGCCGACTGCAATTTTCATAAGTCTTCGACCTCCTCATACCCTGCGTTGAAATATCTGACCGTCTGCCTGCGTTTCTTGGCTTTTTCAATCTCCGTGGTCATACCGTTTGAGATGGAATTACCAAGCACCCATACCTCAGAGCATTTGCCCATCAGCACGATATCCATAAATAAGGCAAGTTCCCGTTCCTTTGGGTTTGCATCATCCATAAACTGCGGAAACATAAGGTGGGGAGCAATAGGGATACAGTTTTGCCCCAAGGCAAATCTGCAGAACGCACGAGCCTTTTTCACATTTTCATCCACATCCCCGGAATATGGGGAGCAGATATACACAAGAGGCTTGAAGGCAGATTTCTTTTCTGCCTTCTCCTCTCTGATAATATTGGACAGTGCTTCATGGGGAGTCGGGTCATAATAACCTTCTGAATTGTATTTGTTGATTCCCATCACAAAGCCTCCATTTCAATCTTAGGCAAGATACCGTCTGCCTTCATCAACTCGTAAATGAAGAGTCTGCCTTTTTGGGTCCAGTAGGTATGAACCTTTGTGTGTTGTTCACCGTTACTGCCCAGGTAGCTGTGTGTCTTGGTGCTGGTATAACCCTTTTCAGCATGCTTCTGATATAGAAGCCAGATGTCTCCTTGCTTAAATTGAATTCCCTTTTCATGAAGATAACGGTTCATCCAGATAGCAGACTTGCCATAGTCCTTGGCAATTGCCGATGTAGAAATAAGGTCTTTGCAATTTAGCACCACATCGTAATAAGATACCTTCGGTTTCATTTCTGTAATTTGTTGGTTCTGAACGGCAATCGTACCCTCAAGCAATTTATTTTGATGTCTTACTTGAGTTAGCTTCTGGTTAGCAAACTGTAATGCCCTCGCCATAATTGCCTCTGGGGAATTCCAAGCCTTCTCAATTTCAAGAAAGTATTGGCGGCACTGCTTTCCTTTTGGAGTACGCTGAATCATGCATAACTCTTTTGCCATGTCGATGGTAAGCTGATGATCCATGCTCGGTCTGCCACCGGTACTTTCGCTCAAAAATGAGCTAAAGTCTGTACCTTCCACAAATCCATACTCACACATTCTTGGAAACCAGTCTTTATACGCTGTTTTTACTTCCAAGACCTCATGTAAATCACGACCAAGCACTGTGGGGCGGTCATTTTCATATTTAATTCTTACTAATTCGTCCATACGAATTACCTCCTGTAATATAGTCAGAGAGGAAACCCCTCTACCTAATAGCCATAGGAGGTAATGAAAGTTGAGGATTTTCAAAAATGAATTTAATCTTTTTTATAAAACTGACACTCATAGCCATCGGCACTAAGTAACAGCCCTTTTGCCCAGGTTGGTGTTCTAGCCATCTGTTCACAGACTGCAGAAAGCGACATCCTCATATCGGTCTCGATGATAATTTCATCGTGTACATGAGCTACAATGAAACAATTCTTTAAAGTCTGCATGGCATAACATAAAATGTCACGGCTGATTGCCTGAACAATATTCTCTACAAACTTGGGACCATAGCTTTCGATTCTTTCCCATTTCTTCATACCGCCGACACCCTCGTAAGTAACCGACTCACCGCCGAAAATATTCTCTCCCATACGAGGTTTCACATAGGAAAGCTGTCTACCGGAAAGAAGGGTAATAAAGAGCATTCCACTTTGATAGGTGAATTTAATACCGTGTGTTTCTGTAGGAGTTTTTTGCTTAACACAGGTTTTTACGGCACGGTCGACATCCCACCAGAGTTCTGTGATATTGGGATTGGTCTGTCTCCAAGCCGTTACAAGAGGCTGAAGTTCATCTTCTTCAATTCCCATCTCCAAAGCACCCATTGATTTTAATGCTCCAACAGATCCACCGTAGCCAAGGGCAAGTTCTGAAATTTTTCCTTTCTGACGGAGATGCCCGTTCACGCCGTGTTTTTCTACGGGTACATGGAACATCTGGGAAGCACTGGCACAGTAAATGTCACCGCCGTTTTGGAATACTTCCATTCTCCATTTTTCGCCTGCAAGCCAAGCAATGACACGAGCCTCAATTGCCGAAAAGTCCGCAACAATAAACTTCTTACCATCACGGGGAATAAAGGCAGTACGGATAAGTTCCGATAGCACCTCTGGTATAGAATCATATAGGAATGTAAGTGCATCAAAGTTTCCGCTTCGAACTAAGTCACGAGCCTGTTCTAAATCAGGCATATGGTTTTGAGGGAGATTTTGTAATTGAATCAGTCTGCCGGAAAATCTGCCTGTTCTATTAGCTCCGTAAAATTGAAACATTCCTCTGGCACGACCGTCATGACATACCGCATTCTCCATCGCTGTATATTTTTTGACCGAGGACTTGGCAAGCTGCTGACGAAGTTCCAACACTTCACTTAGCGGTTCGGGAGCTGTCTTTAACATTTCGACAACCGCTTTTTTCCCAAGGGTATCTGTTTCCATCCCGTTATCAGCAAGCCAACCTTTCATCTGCTGCACCGAATTTGGATTCTCTAGATTGGTCATATCTTGCATAAGAGCAGTCAGCTTTTCACGAGAATTTTCATCGATTGCAACAGCTTGTTTCACAAATGTCATATCAATGGAAATACCACGGTCATTGATTTCTTGGTCGAGACGATACTCCTCCCAGACATTCTCCGGCATAGGGAATTTACTCAGTCTCTGCTTTATCGCCATCTCGGTTTCCACATCGCGGAGGTTATATGCTTTGAAACACTCCCATTTATCCGTATCGTGTTCTGGCAGATTACGATTACGACCTCCGTTTGATTTCGTAGGAGAACAAGGTGTACAGAAATATCTGATGAGATCTTTGCCTCCCGTTAGCTTTTGTTTTTCCAATCCTAAAACAGTACCGACTCCCTCAAGGGAAAGAGGAAGTCCCATATATGCCGACCATATCATGGAACATTTCCAAGATGCGGGGTCAAGATATTCTCCAAGAGGAAGGTTAAGCCATTTTGATAAACAAACACGTTCAAACATTGCATTGAAGGCCCATTTGGTAACAGAATCGTCTATAAGAGCATCGATAATTTCATCAGGGACTTCCTCGCCACAGGCAAGGTCAACCACCTGCGCTTCGCCACCATCTACCGAATAGCCAAATAATGAAATTTCAAAATCACGGCTTTCAGCATAACGGTAAACCCCAGACTTCTGAAGATTTTCACTTGAAAATGTTTCTATATCAATAGAAATAGATTTCATTTATTAAATACCATCCTTTCCAATGCAAACAAGGTGGCAGAGGAACATCCTCCGCCACCTCGCCCGATTAGTTATTCTACTGCTATGCCAAGAAATCATCATCTGCAACAGTGTTGAAATCATCTACAGCATTGGTTCTGTTACCCAAAGACTCGCCATCCTTAATCTTCTGTATATTGCCGAGTCCGCAGGCTACACCCTTGTTGCCATTAGAGTTAAAAGCATAGAAATTTAAGGATACTCTTGCATAGCAACCGCTGTATACCTCGTTACGGTCAAGGATAGGTCTGACTGCTTTGTCTACAATCTGAGGTGCAGTATTGCTGTTGGCATTTACAAAATAATGCCCCTTGTAAGCCTCATCGTCACGTTCTACATCACCATCACGAAGTGGAATCTTGATGGAAGCCTTATTCGGTTTCTTACCGCCAAACTTTGCAATACCTTCTTCGATAGCTGCATCTATTGCAACGTTGATTGCATTAATGGTTTCCTTATCTGTCTTGGGAATCAACACCGATACGCTGTACTTTTCCGCTCCACCATTGATGGATACTGGTTCCCAACCGTGGAAGTAACTGAGACGGGTGTTTACGCTTGTAATTACCTTAGTGCTATTCTGATTATTCATAATCTTTTTCCTCCAATATTTCGTTAAATTCGTTATATACGTTTGATACATTCATAGCCAGACGCTTATCCGATGTTGGAACCAGAGTCGGCTTGCCCGACGGTTTATAAATGAGGCCACCGAGAATTTCCTGGAATTTTGTCTTGCCCATCAGCTTCTGCATTTCCGTGAGGGTAATGAGGCTCTGACGGAAGATATCCTTGTAGCCATTTGCCTTGGCTGCTTCTGCAACAGCATCTTCATCCTTATATTTGCGGACAGATCGGCCCTCGACTACCTTAAACCCGTGCCACTCCTTACCATGATTGATAGTGGCATCCGTGGCATAAGCTATGATTTCATTTGCCCACTTTGTAAGGTCAGATAGTTTGGACAGAACTCCCTCAATTTCGTAGTCCGTAAGTAGTGGTGGCATCTTAAACTCTGACTCTGCCAGTTTCAGCTTTTCTTCCGCCCTTGCACGGCATTTTACCGCTGCTCGGCAGAAGGTACACCACTCTCCAGGGAGATATTCACCATCACCGTCATATGCTTTCTGCGCCTTCGGTTTCAGCTCGTTTTCTGCCCAATCATTTAATTCATCTACCGAGATAGTCCACGTACTGACATTCTCCCTGCGTGGTTGGAAGATGGTCATGGAAACCTCCTCGATGTCATACAGACTATCGTAGATTTCCAAAGCACCAAGGGAATATAATTTCATCTGCGGATTTTCCACCACATCCACTAACACACCCATTCCATACTTGAAATCGATGATATGAAGTTTTTTATCCGCAATGATGATGCAGTCACCGGTTCCAAAGCCCTGTGGTACATAGCAGGAAAAATCTAGGCGCTGTTCGATAAGTACCAATGGGTCCTTACAGCTTTGCTTTGCCGCTTCAAGCTGCTCCATTATGAATTGAACATAAGCATCGCTGTGTTCTTCCATCTCATCGGTGTTATAATCCGAAACAGGACGCTTGCTCCTCATGTGAAGTGCTTTGCGAAGTTTATGCTCACAAAGAGCATGGGCGGCAGTGCCTTCGGCTGCTGCATTGGATTCCTTATTTTCAAACTCCAGTTCCAATCGTGCAGATGGAAGACAGTGCAACCACCTATGCGACCCGGATGCAGAAAGCACTGCGTGATTACTCATTGCTAAGTACCTCCGCATCTTTCAAGATGTCTACGTAATTCTCCGGGGCAATTTCGCTCAGTTTAGAACCACCGTATTTTTTGATGATTTCTCTCACTTCAGCGGTAAGTCCGGCTTGACTCTTTTCTGCAAGTTTTGCTCTTACTTCCTCCAGAGTGATTTCCTTCATCTTGGGTTTTTCTGATTTCTTCGGCACCGGCTCTTTTTTAGCTGTGGTTGGTACTGCTGTTTCGGTAGGTTCATTTTCCATCATCACATCTGCAACCGCCTGCAAGCTGTCTGCCAAAGAACGAATATCAGAAACCACATCAAGGAGCAACTTGATTTTACTCATGGCTTTTTCCTCCTTCCTGAGTCTCGCAGATGGCAAGTTCCTGTACGGTATCACCTGGAACAAGGATGGTCAGTTTCTGAATATCCCCAAGGAAGAAACGAAGGAAACGCTCCCTTATGGTGACATTGCGACAGGATACAATCCCGCCAGACTGCGGATGTTTTGAAACACTGATTCGCAAATTATGTTTCATGTTGTTCACCTCTTTCTGAGAGCGTTTATTTGCTGCCCTCTACCTTTTAGCCTTGGGAAGAGGGGAAAGTTGAGGATTTCGGAAAAACTTTTTTGAAATTCTTAATTGCTGTTTCCATACGGTGTGAAATGGCACTGACTGAGACACCTTCACGCTTTGCATAATCTGTTACAGAAACTCCATCCATGACGATAGCTATCAGTAGCTCTGCCTGTTTTTCCTTGAGAGCCTTACGAATAATTTCACAGACATATTCATACTCTGCCTGTTTCTCCCAGGTCTCTTCATCTGAGTTGTCAGGAAAAGAATCCATTGCATCGGATTTATCCTCAGCCTCATCGTCTTTGCGGAACTTTTTCTTTGGTTCACCGTAGTGGCGGTTGAATTTATGCCAGTTGTTGTACTCAGGTTTGTTGAAACGCTCCTCCATAATCTCTTGCACAGAACGGCGAGCCACAGTTTCCTTGTCTTCGGCAGATGAGAGGCGCTCTTCATAATCTGAGTCAATCATTACGGTGCAGTCCTTGTCCGGTACCTCCAGATAGGTGGGTTTGTTGTCGTACAGAATTCTAATCCTCATTTTTTGCGTCCTTTCCGCCGGACTGCATTGGCGGCAAAGGATACACACAAAAAGGTCTGTGCTTTGAAGTACACAGACCCTTTTATCCTGAAAATGAGCGCAACAAGGGAAGGTACTTCTATTGCAACGCCACAGTCCTTGCGGACTTGAGCGAAACAATATGTATCCTTTGCCTTATTGCAAATCAGGCATTTTGATATTTTTTTATAGACGAGGAGCGGTCGTATTTTCTACTTACAAAGAACTTGTCCTCCGTCTATTTTTATTGTAAGTTAAAAAAGGACAGCCTGGTCGGACACCTCATGTCCGTTATAATTGAGGTTAGAAAGATGCCTTTTTCGTATAAAAACATACAAAACAACAAAAAAAGAGCCATACACAAACCCCTTAATAGGATTCATGTATGGCTCATATAGATTTTCAGATGCAAAAAGCGGACATCCCGTGTCCGCTTCTCAAAAAGTATTTTTAATTTTTATAATGCCTCTGCACCGTGTTCTTGTAAAAAGGCTCTGATTTCGTCCATCGACTTTGTATAAAGGTGAGTCAATACAAAATTATACCAAAGATGACTCTGATTGCTGAAGCTCAATGAGAACGGTGATTTATCAATAATGTGCTTACTGATTTCAGGAGGCAGATGAAGTCCTAGACAAATCAAAATTATGGAATTAATTGACCCTTGGTTTTCTCCGTTGACAATGCGACTTACCGTTTTTGAACTCAGCATTGTTCTTTTTTCTATTTCTACAAAGGTAACATTCTTCCAGTTAAATACCATTTGAAGGGACTTTGTAAAACTTGTTGGAAGTTCATTGTAGACTCGCATTTCGTCCGCCAATGTATCAGCCAGTATTTTGGCTTTCCTTTCTGGAGTTGCATACTCAAAACCATTACAATATTTTATGTCGAAATCAATATCCGATGCCTTGTCACGATTGAGAAAACACTCACTATGGTATCTTTCCTTGCAACCAGACTTGACCGATAAATCGAAAACCAAACAGCACTCTTCCATATTGTTTCGTGCAAAATTGGTTAATATGGTAACTCCATTCTCATCCTGCGTTAAATACCTCGGATGATTTAAAACGAAGTGAGAATCAACATATTGATAGCTACCATCTCTTATCAGAGCACTCATTGCAGGGTTGGTTATGCTTTGGATCGCAGCATCCTGCGCTCCAATCGAAAATGTCTGATTTCTTTGCAAGGTACCCTTTTTAGATTTATGCGGCTTGACATAGCGACCGTCTATATATGTAAAGGTTCCGATAGCTTCCTCAAATCCGGCATCAATCATCCGGATTTTTGCTGAGGCACGAGATACAGTAAAGAACGTCGCCAAGGCATCAATAACTGGCTCCATTATATCTATAAGTTCAAACGTTCCAAGTTCTGCACGAAACTGCTTGATAAATTCAAACGCTTTGGTCTTGAACGTTGAAAGTGGCATTTGAATCCTTGGTGCGAGAGCATTTGCCTGCCATTCCATCCAGTCAGTCGCATCCCTGCTATTGTCTTTAATACCGCCGACTACTTGACACTTGATTCGTGTGGCACTACTGTTATATAGCCGCTCCAGCTCAAATGCTTTTCTGTGTTGATCCCAATGAACGCACTCGTGCACAATGGTATTGTTGACTGAGCCGAGATTACGAAGGAAGTATGCTTTTGGGTCCACAAAAATAGTACGTGCATCCACATGGGCCTGGACCATTTCATCGCTGTCTTCATCATAAAATTCAGTATCACAGTCATGAAAATATATCTGTCCGAAGACAGAAAAATCCTTAGTTATTTCTCGCATTTGTATTTCGAGACCCATTTTCTCTGCAAGCTTCTGTGGCTCTACTGCCATCGGTGTTTGCAATGCTTCAGGATAATTCCTTCGAAGGATATCTGTAGCAACAGATTCTAATTGTTCTCTATTAATGATAGGAACCAGAGAGTCTGACATAGGCTTTGGCTGCCTATTTTTGCTAGTATATTCAGTTACACTGGAGATTGTAAAGTCATCTAAATTGCAATCCAAATTACCGGAACATTTCAGCATAAACCATTGCTTGCACGTTTCCGATTCATCGTAGTGATAATCCGACTCCCTGGCTTCCAGTTCAGCTTCTACCGCAACATCAAATTCTATTTTCATATCCGGCAAGTCATTAATAGATATAAATTTTACATCTATATCTGACAATTCTATGCCACCGATTGTTCGAACTCTGTATAGCCGTAAGTCTAGATTATCGTAGTTATCTGCAGTATAGCTTTGTATGGCAGCAAACAACTCATTATAAAATCTATCTGCCACATAATCTTTAAATGAACGATTGCCTGCCATAATAACCCCTCCAATAAGTAGCGTAATAAATCATATTATGCTTTTTTAAAGTATCTTGCGTTTTTCATTTAACCCCTTGGATAATATTGTAACATCCAAAGAAAGAACTTTCAATCAATTCAACAGAATATTCTTGCTATCGCATGATTTTTCATTCATTAAGCATTGTTTTTTACATTTTGAGATGTTATACTTTAAAAAGTGCACTTTAAAAAGTGGTCTTTATCTAAGCCACTTCACTTGTTTTAATGTAAAAGTTGAGAGGTGAAATCAATGTCCATAAGTTATAAAAAATTATGGAAATTACTTATTGACAAAGATATGAAAAAGAAGGATTTACAGATTGCCGCTGGAATAAGCTCTTCTTCCATTACTAAAATGTCAAAAAATGAAAATATAAGTACCGAAACGTTAACTAAAGTTTGCAAGGCACTTGACTGTGATATTTCTGATATTGTTGAAATGATAAAAGACTGATATTGAGCAAATATCTTTAAATACATCGGGGGGTAATAATGAAGATAAATACATTTTTCGACTTTTGCTCTGGTATAGGAGCCGGAAGGCTAGGCTTAGAGCAGAGTGGATTAAAATGTGTCGGTTATTCCGATACAAGTAGACTATCGGTTGAAACATACAAACAGATGTTTAACACTGAAAATGAAAAGAACTTTGGGAATTTAAAAAAAATTAAATGTGAAGCCCTGCCATCATTTGATCTTTTAATTGCGGGTTTTCCCTGCCAATCATTCTCTGTCATAGGTAGAAAAGCAGGTTTTGATGATGATAGAGGACAAATAATTTTCCATCTTATAAAAATTCTTAATGAAACTCGCCCAAAATGCTTCATATTAGAAAACGTACGTGGGCTTGTGAGCCATGATAAAGGTACAACTATAAAAAAAATTATGAGTGAGTATGATGATATCGGATACTCAGTTGTTTACAAGGTACTAACCAGCCTTGATTATGGAGTCCCTCAAATGCGGCAACGAGTATATTTCATTGGATTTGATAAGAAATCCAATCTATCTGCTGATGGCTTCGAGTGGCCAACAGTTGAACCTGTTCTTGATTTAGAAAACTATTTAATTGATTCAAACAATGATATATCAGAGATTAATCTTGAAAAATTTACATACTACCTAAAAAATCCAACAAATCAAGGAAAACATGTACCAACCGATTTCCTGGATGAAGAAAAACTTATAATTGACACAAGAATGTCCGATTTAAGGTTATACCGTGGAAAGGTGCCAACATTACGCTCGCAGAGAGACGGCATTTTTTACATAAAAAATCATTCAATTAAGGAACTAACAGGTTTTGAAGCACTACTTTTACAAGGTTTTCCTGTTGAATACGCAGAAAAGGTAAAAGACAGTGTTACAAATAGACACTTACTTATGCAGGCTGGAAATGCGATGACAGTTAATGTCATTAAAAAATTAGGTGATTGCATCATCAATCATCTTGAAAAATAGGAGGATAATTATTATGTCATCAATATGGGAAGATTTTGAAATTGACTGTACCGAATACTTAAATAGAAAATTCGGTGAATATGCAAGCTTTAAACATGAAGGTGGATCTGATTCTACCGTTCCAGACATTAAAGTAAAAACTAAATCTGGCAGTACTTTTTACATTGATGCAAAACACTCTCCAGCACAATGCGGTCAGTTTGTTTTGCTTCCGGATATTGCATCCGGCACATTCAATTATAGTCAGCAAAATTCCAATCGAATCAATGCTTACGCAGTAAAAATCATGGAACATATGAATGCTCAATTTGACGAGTTTAAAGAGGCTGGAACAGCCGGCAAAGAAATAATAATGAATAATGGCTCTGACATATTTACAAACTGGATTATTGATACCTATAGAAACAAGGGAACCCGCTATTTTATAACAAATAACTATACTATTTTACCTATTGAGAGATTTAGTGAGTACTTCTATGTTACTGCTAAATATAGAATTAAACGCAGCGGATCTAGTGATTGTGGGAAAAGTAATATATCCAATGTTCTAAGCTACATTAGATCCCATAACTATGTTATTAAAAGTACAAGAGAAGAAGGTGGTAAACTTTTTGTAGCTTCAACTCAATCTCTTCATAATCAGCGTTTTATATTACGTGGATATGAGTATATGTTCTCTTTGCGTGATTCCGAATATGAAATTAGAAAGCTTTCTAACACTTTTAATGCAAATGTAATTTTTTCAATTAATTTAAAAAATACTAAAAAAGGAATAGACTCAAATGAGTTCACACAGGCTTTGAAGTAAGCCCTTCCTCAAGGAACTGTTTGTACTTATTTAGTGCATGCTTAAATGTACTAAACTGGTATTTTCCTATTGGTAAATCAACATTTTTATATTTCTTCATGTTGTCATTTATCCCTTTGTTTTGAAAAAGCGAAAACAAATATTGATATTTATCACTGCGATATTGCTCATCAATATCGCAGTTTTCTATTGCCCTCTCAAAACGTTTCAATCTTGATACAAAATCACTTTGTATCTTCTTCGGCACATCATTTTCAGATAGCCATTGTCTGAATTCCATCTCGTTCATTTGCTGCTCCCTCCATGGCACTTCCTATCTCTTGACCAATCAGTTGCAAAACATCAATAACTACAGAATTACCAAATTGCTTATATGCTTGATTTGAACTTTTACAAATTTTATAGCTATCAGGATATCCCATTATTCTTGCACATTCTCTGGGATGTAGTTTTCTGGTCTTTCCATTAATTAGGTATCCACCAGTCTTAGCAAATATTCCTCCTCCGTAAGCCGAAAGCGTAATTGCTATCCCTTTTGTACTGTATATTCTTTCACCTTGACCACCTTTGTTTACTATACCTAGTCTAATTGGTTTGTTACTGTACTGATTATCTTCAACCCCATTAAAATAAGTATCTGGACGTTCTATGTATAAATCCTTTACCTGATTTTCATCCTCTAATAAAAAATCTTCAACGTGCCTTTTTAATGGGAATGACTTTGGAAAACTGAAATCTTCAATGTTTATGTCATTTCTAAAACAAACCATGTAGATACGTTCTCTCTTTTGAGGAATTCCATAGTTAACAGCATTCAAAACTTTCTGATGAAATCTATACCCCAATTCCTCCATTATGGCTTTCACAACCGAAACAGTTTTACCATCGTCATGAGAAGCAAAATTCTTAACATTTTCCATAAAAACAATCTTTGGCTTCTTAGCTTTTATAATTCTTGCTACATCGAAGAATAACGTACCTCTACTGTCGTCAAATCCACGCTGTTTTCCACTTATTGAGAAAGCCTGACACGGAAATCCAGCACATAAAATATCATGTTCTGGAATAGAATTTTCATCTACTTGTGTGATGTCCCCTTCTGGAATATCTCCAAAATTATCTGCATAAACTTCTCGTACGGGTTCATCCCATTCATTTGAATATACACATTTAGCACCCAGTGATTCCAATGCAATTCTAAAACCACCTAATCCAGCAAATAAATCAATAAATGTAAAATCAGTAAGTGACTTTTTCTTTATATCAATCATAAGTAATCTCCTTTTTAAAGTTTAAGTATTCCTCATTATTATAGCGCAATGCGCTATAATAATCAAGCACTTCATCTCTATATCACTAAGTTTTTTCTCAATCAAAATCTGTATTTCTTGTTCCTATATTATACATCTATCCTATCTCCACAACCCTAAGAAATTATCCATTCTATCTCCTCGACCCTACGCACATTTTTACAGTGGATTTGTTTCCTCAAAACATAAAAATAAGGATTTCTGAGGTTAAAAGGTACTGCCGAATAACAGGCAGAATATCTTCCAATCTCGGAAACCCTTTATTTATCAGTGTTTTGAGTAGTCCTTATTTCTAAACCCTTGACATCAAGACAACACACTCAACGTGCTTCGTCACTGGAAACATATCCTACAATGAAGATGCGACAACGTGAGTTGAAAGAACTATCGCTAGTCCCTTTTCAATTAAGCTTCCATTTATTAAAATATGTTTAAAATATATAGGCTTCAAGCCTTCCTTATTTCCCTAACTCTGGAGAATATTTATTTTCATAGTATTAAATCCCCCAAATTTCCACCTGTTTTCGCTTTTAAGAGACTCCATGGCTTTGTCATTCAGTTCAATAGGAATACAAATTCCTAATAAACGAACCACTTCAAGCTGATCTCCTACCTTTACTTCAACAATACTTCCATTAATAACTTTTTCTACAGTTCATCCTTTATTATCCTAAATTTAATTCAATATTTAGGAACCTTTTTCTGACTACATCAATTGCCTATTATTAACTTAATAGGTATAAACGCTTTAGTCTACTTATATAAATTTTTCTTTTTCAGATTTTACTTCAAATAAATCTTGATGCATTATCTTATCGAACACACAATAGCCTTAACACAGCACTATCGTTATTTGTTTACCACTAAATTTTTTCGGCCTTTTTAATTGCTTCGAATAGTCTGCTTAAATTGATTCTCAACAAATCTGTATCTATAATCGGTCCAGAGTAAAAATGTTCATTATGAAAAGCAACAACAAAATCATAATAACATTTTATTACTTCACCATTACATGCACTTTTTACTGCATTATAAAAACCACTATTTATAAACTCTTCAATGTTTGAATTAGCTTTATTCCAGTATTCTATATACTTTTTGTGTCGCTCTATTTTATATTCTAATAATTCATTTGTTCTCTCATCATCATTCAAATACTTTTCTAAAATAGAAAGTCTTCCTTCTACAGTCACAGATCCACCTAACAAATTATCTTCTTCATCCAAATAATCAGATTGCGTCATAATACTGTCATAGCTTGGTAGTGACTTTTTTAACGCGTCATGATATGGTCTAATTGATTTTATACTTTGCTGTTTTATTTGCTTATTGTTCATCCTTATAGCTATTAATATAGATATTACTGTAGCAACAGCTCCAATCATAGATCCTATAAAAGATAACCAACCATCTGACGAAATTTTATTAATATCCATAATATCTCCTATACTTTCTATAGATTTCAATTTACAAAATTACTATTTACATTGACGATACTTCATAAATAAAATGTTTATATACTTTAACTTTCTGTTATTATCAGAATGACAACAGCACACGTCCAATTATATGAATAATGTGAAGTTCAACTGTACGCAAAAAACTCATATTACCTATGATTCAACCTGCAAACAATATTGCTAATATCTGCAATATAAATTATTAACTAGTTAAACTTTAATTTGTAAATATGTTTCTTTAACTTACGTTATATGCTAGTTGTTCCAATAACTATCAAATACTAAACTATTTAATAAACCTTTTTATTGATTATTTCGTAATGTTTTTAAATTACAAACCTTTTTATAATGTATTCCATCATTTCTATTATAATTATAAGTATATGTATCAGGATACATACTCTCTCTTATTATTCTTCCAATCTCTATGCACATTCCTGCAGGTGCTGCAATAAATAAATGAATCTCTTCATATTTGCTATATATACTATCTAATTTGTTTTTAATAATATTTTTTACTCTTAATACATCATTTCTATAATTCAAGTATCCTAATCTTGGACTATCAACTTTAAATGATAATAAATCATATTCTTTTTCTATAACTTGATTAATATCTTCTTGTTTTACTTCTGAACTTACTTCTAGCGCTACAGCTAGAATATCATTACTACCATTAATAAAATTCTCTTTTACTGATATATTATCATCTTTTTCATCAAATACCCAACTTTCCTCATTTTCACTATATTGATATATCTTTATATTGGGTGAATCATTTTGCATTAAATAGCCTAATGAAACTAGTAATGGTATCTGTGCTATAGGAAATATATGAACATTATCAGTTTTTATTTCAGCTATTATTGAATCATAAAAAATCACTAAATCTTTTAAATATTTGTTCCAATCATAATCTGATTTTGGATAAATATTTTTATGTCCAAATTTATAATCAGATGTATTTTTAAGATTATATCTCCTGTTTATTTCTTCATAATCTAAAGGTATACCCATCAACTTAAAGTCAATAATTGTATCTATTTTCTTTGATTTTTCCTTGTTATACTTCTCTCCCTTTAAATAATACTTACCATGCTTGGCTGCCTCTACTGAATAATCATACATCCATTTTGCAAATGATGTACTCCAATTATAAAACATATAATAACTTTGATTATTATCAACATCAATGTTACCTAAAATAAACCCTGCTGGATAATCATCAAATTCTGCTCTTGCTTGTTTACAAAAGCATAACTCCATATCTGCATTTCTATCGTGCTCTATAATAGCTTGATGGCAATGCCCTCCTAGATACATATCAATCCCCTTAGCTCTAAATATAGATTTCAGGTTATTTCTTTCTTGTGGATTTAAATCTTCTAATCTATGATGACCTATTACAATATTAAAATCTTCATTATTTATTGTTTCTAAACACTTATATACATTATTTAGTCCAACGTGAATTCTGCCATCCTCTACGTTTGAATCATAGCACATCCATGATGTATTTAAGTGGATAATATTTACTCCTTCAATTACTTTCTCAACAAAATGTATATTTTCTTTTGGATAATCTCTACCCAAAAGATTTTTGTATGTTATAAAAAAATTATTTTGAGCATCTATCAATAAGCTTATATTATTACTTTCACTTTCTTCATCTAGTATACCACTTCCCCATAGTTCTTTTACTATATCCTCTCTATTATCTGGAATATTTCTACTTAAATCGTGGTTACCTGGTACTATAAATACTCTTTCTTTAGCTATATCAAGTTTATAAATTAAATCTAATATAAATTCTTCCGCTAAATCATATCCAGAATCTTTATCACTTATATCCCCAGTTATAATAATAAAATCAAATTTTTCTTCATTATTTAATTCTTCTACTTCATTAATAAGAGCATCTCTCATTACCTTAGTTTTTATCCCACTACAATATGAGTGTAAATCTGATAAGTGTAACCATCTATGTTTCAT